TACTTTAGAAGAAGTATCACACCCATAATTTACACGACTTGAAATAGTCAAACCTTAAAAATTTAAAATAATTCAACTTAAAAATTGTCTCATTTTAAATCTTCAAGGGTGTAAATATATAGCAAATATAGCAAATATAGCAAATATAGCAAATATATATATATATTTATTAGTTATCTTTGAATTTAATATATTTATTTTGCACATTATAATTTGGTCGTGTATATGTCCATATGTATGGTATAGTAACATCAAGTTTTTTTAGATTAAGTAATATAGTATAGTCATTTACAGTAAACCAACAATAATTGATGTTAGCATAGTTTACACCTGGTATTAGATTGTAATATGTAACTGTTATTTCGCGATGTATATCTTTTTTATTCATATTTTTATTCATATTTTTATTTAGATGCTGTTTATTAATCCAATTACAACCTGGCTGTAATTCATTTAATGTATTACAATAGCTTAATATTTGAACATCAAAAATTTTATCACATATATCATATTTTTTAAGAAGACTGAGTTTATATTTAGTATTTAAGTGTTCTCTATTGATATGTATTGTGTTATTAGGGTAGCTTATGTTGCTTGTGTTATTGTAATTCTGTGTATTTTTAGCACTATGCTCATTTTTATGTAACAATATATATAAGTTATGCTTATACACAGCAAATGGTAACATAATCATATTTATAGATATAATAATTATTGCACACGTGCATATCTTTGAAAATGTAGTATCAGGTGCATACATGACTATGACTATGACTATAACTATAATTTTTTGCAATAGTTAATAAACTTCAATTTTATAAAAATATTAAAAATTAAAATTTAAAATTAAAAACTATATTTGCCTTATATTTTGCCTTATATTTTGCCTTATATTTTGCTTAGCTTATCTACTATAACATCACCATTACTATTTTCATCATCATCAATATCTCTTACAATTAACCTTAAAATTTCCATTAAAGCTTTAACATCACCAGATGCAGAATGTGCATTCTGCATTTCACATCCAAATAAATGATTGTAAAATTCACATAATTTAGGCATTTTGTATCTGGGTAGTCTGTGTGTGGCTGTAGTTGTGTTGCTATTGCTATTGCCACTAGTATAATTAACATAGTCAATTTTGCTATTTTTATATCCTAATTTACAAATTGGCTTACCTATTTCACCTGTACATATACACTTATTATAGTCTAGCATTGCATTAATTTTTTCTGTAAGATTAAATTCTTCAGAACGTACTAATTCATTAAGTAAAATATGTATATCAAAAAGCACATTATGTGCTACAATATAATCACAGTTTAGCAGATCAGCTTCTAGAGGAGTTGTTTTTAAAATTTCTTTAAATAAAATTCCATTTGTCATAGCATTATCATAACTTATACCGTGAATATGTGTTTTAGGAATTTCAGTAAATCCCTCTGGTTTTCTAATATAATGATTAATATTATTAGTATCTAGAGTACTATATGTAAAATTATCAGTATAAAACCACGCAATTGATACGATGCGAGCAGTATCATATGCAGATGGCCTTGTATTTGGTGAATAATACTCACTTCTTGTTCCAAATTTACCACCTGGTTTTTTTTCAGGTAATCCAGTTGTTTCAGTATCAAATATAAATACTTTTTTGCCAATTAATTGTTCAACCATCGTATCTTTATCTTTATGTTTATCTTTATCTTTAGCTAGTATGTAGTATGTAGTATGTAGTATGTAGTGTGTAGTATGTAGTGTGTAAATAGTAATATTATATAGTTTATATAGAATTGCTTTATATGCTTTGTAAAATATATTGTTATAAGATAGTAGATAGTAGCTAGAAATATATTATATATAATGACTGCTACAAAACGAAAGAAAGTAACAATAACTCGCAAAAAAACAGGAAAGCAAATATCTAAATCCCCATCTAAAACCTCTTCTAAAACTCAAGAATTTACAAAATATTATCCGGCATTATTAGATCCTGCATTTAATAATAAAATAACAAATCATAATATTTTTAAACGTTATCAATTACGAACTAATACTAAAAAAATTGCTGCATTATACAAAGCATTTGAAGACAATGTGCAAATGCAAATACAAAGTAGTAAAAAGCAAAGCACTGTGCGACTTCTTAAACCTACACAGAAATTGCTACGTAATTATATGTCATCATCATCACCATATCGCAGTCTTATAATTTATCATGAGATGGGTGTTGGTAAAACATGCACAGCAATAACAATTGCTGAAGAACTTAAAAAAATTGTAAAAGATAGTAATAGGAAAATATATGTTTTAAGATGGGCTGAAATAGATCGCCAATTATTTGATATAAATGCAATTGAGAGAGGTGAGCCACTTAATCAATGCACAGGTGACTCTTATTTACAAGATAATGAACAATTTGGTGTTTTAGGAACAGATGCTGGTAGTGGTGATGAGCAAACATTACAACAAATGGCAGAACTTTGTGCTGATGGCGTAAAGAGTAAATGCGACACACTTAAAGCAAAAGTTGATAAAATTGTGCACAAAACATATAAATTTTTAGGTACAAAAAGCTGGGCGCGTGATGTTAAAAAAATTGTTGATAGTAAAACGCGTAATATATCTGATTCTGCTGAAAAAGCTCGACGCATTAAGCAAATATTATGCGATATGTTTAACAATTCGCTCATAATTATAGATGAGGCCCATGAATTACGATCAAATAATAAACTAGTTGCAAAACTTGTACCGCCAGTTTTAGAGATGGTTCTTAAAAATACTACTAATTTAAGGTTAATATTGCTAACAGCAACACCTATATATGATAAACCGCAAAATATACTTAGCCTTATAAATTATTGTTTACTAAATGATAAAAGGCCAAAATTGAATGAAAGTGATGTTTTTGATACATTAGGTAATTTAAAGTCAAATGGCAAGGAAATTCTAATTGAAAATACCCGTGGATACGTATCATTCCTACGAGGTAGTAATCCATTTGATTTCCCTATTCGTATTAGTGCACGTTATAATATACCTAATCAGATGTTAGACCTTACAAAATATCCTACAAAAGATATATATGGGAATCAACTGCCAAAAGATGATAAAATTAAATATTTAGATTTGGTTAATTGTCCTTTAAAAGGACCACATAAAGCAGTGCTCTTATATCATATTAAAAATGATAATATACCTGATTTAACAGAAGTTGAAATAGATAAACTATCAGATGCAACAAATGATTCAAGTTTTGATTCACCTCCATCTGATATTGATACGCCAGGTAATATTGCAGAATTAGATGACTTAAAAGGAAAATATGGGGATGATGGGGATGATGGGGATGATGGGGATGATGGGGATGATGGGAATGGTAAGGATAGTAACGGGGATGGTAAGGATAGTAACGGGGATGGTAAGGATAGTAACGGGGATGGTAAGGATAGAAAAAAAAGTATTAATATACGTGCACGTGCTGATATAGGTACAAATATTCCAAAAGATCGTGACCCTGCATATCAAATGGATCTCCAAATAAGCAATTTTATATATCAAAGTTTAGAAGACTCAAATAATAATATAAAACTAACATATGGCAATCAAGGGCTAAATCAAGTAGCAACACTTATACCAGGTAAACGCAAAGCATACACATTTAACAATGCTAACTATGCAAAACGATTTTTTTTACCTGAACTTAAAAATTGGGGTGGTAAAATAGCAGCTGCTGTTGAATCTGCAATTAAAAGTAAAGGTCCTGTATTTATATATACATTTTTCAATGCTGCAGGGGTTATACCACTTGCATTTGCATTAGAAATGAATGGTTTTAGACGCTATCGCCAAGGTGGCTCACCTTTATTAGAAAGTAATTTAAAAGATACAACCTATAGGGGTGATTATATTATATATAGTGGTGATGTATCCATTTCACAATATGCTAAGACATATCTAGATATGGGAAAGAATATGATAAATGAAAAAAGTGTAAAAGTATTTATAGGGACTGAGAAAGCTAGTGAAGGTCTTAATTTATTTGGTTACCGTGAAGTACATATTATAGATCCATGGCATAATATAAATAAGATTGAACAGTCAATTGGTCGAGCAATTAGGACTGGTAGCCATTTACATTTACCACCACAAGAGCGCAATGTAAGTGTATATCAATATGCCACTACATTCGAAGACCGCGAATCAATAGATTTAAAAGTTTATCGCATATGTGAAACTAAAGCTATTAAATCTGGAAAAGTTGAACAAATTCTAAAGGAAAATGCATTTGATTGTAATTTAAATTATGCAGAAAATGTGTATAATGCAGAACACTTTAGTAAATTAGTTCCTATAATAACATCAAAGGGTATACATACTAAAGTATCATTAGTAGATCAACCTTATTCACGTGCATGTAATTATATGAAGGATTGTGCCTTTAAATGTATAGGTTCTAGTGGTGATAGTAGTACAGTAAAGTCAACACCACTTATGAAATTTAACTATGAAAAAGATATTGAAGAATATAGAAATCTTATTTTAGAACTAATGAAAACATCTATGAACGTAAAAATTGAGAATTTACATAGATATTTGAAAAAGTATATATATGATTTAGATGCAGATGATTTAGATGCAAATGATTTAGATGCAGATAATTTAACTGGCAAATTAGGACACAAAATAGGTCATATTATTGATGATGAAGATATATTTAATGGGGCAATTCGAGATATTATAAATCAAGATTTTACAATTAAAGACCGTATGGGCAGATTAGGACATATTGTAGTTGCTGGTGATTATTTGCGTTTTATACCAGTTGGTGAAAGTGATCCTAATATGTCTATAGAACGACAACATATGAAACCTGCTAAAACACTAAAGCAAATAGATTTAAAAGCATATATAACAAGGATAAAAGATGAGCATAAAAAACTTATGTCTGAAGAAAAGTTTAATTACTATGATATCGTAAATAAATATATTATAGAAAAAAGTGAAACAATACATTATGGAATATCTAAAGAAATGAAATTTAATATAAAGCCAAAAATAGAGGAAATAATATCTATAATATTTGAAAAGTTGATATATGGCTATAAGCTAACAGTATTGCGCACCATTTTAGATAAGATAATAAAAGGTGTAAAATTAACAGAGAATGAAACACGTATTACACATTGCACAGCAAAGCATATAGTACATATGTCTGACATATTTCCTGAAAAAAAAACTGAAATTATAACGATGATTTTTAAACCACGACAACAAATATACGGATTTGTTATACAAAATAATAATAAACTTGAATTATATTCAGCACTTCCTGAAGGTGGTTTTGAACATAATTCTGGTAATATAGGAAAATATAAGGAAAATAGGAATGCTCAATTAAACAAAAATAGTGCAAATAAACTATATGGATATTTAAAATATGAAAAACATAATGCTGAACCAACATTTAAAATTACTGATCTAGAGAGTAAAGGAGATAAAAAATCAGTTACTGGTAGTACTTGTTTAATTAAACCAGTAAAGGATATTCTTAAACAAATTAAACAATTAGATCCTAAATTAATAAGAATGGAAAAGTTTCAATATACTAAAACTATATTATGTAATGATGTTGAAATAATGCTACGCAGAAATGATGAACAAAAACTCGGTGGTCATAAATGGTTTTATACTGCAGAAGATTATTTTATTTATTTTGGAAATAATTAAAATTAATTTGTACTAGTTTATATTTTATATTTTATATTTTATATTTTAATTAAAATATTAGTATATATATAGTTATACTTACATTTGAGCTTGCAATATATATATATATATATAAATGTCTACTGCTATAGTTGATTTTTTTGCTGATATTGGTACTTGGATTAGTGATAATCCACTTATAATTTATGCTATAGTTGCAATTGGTTATGTAATTGGTATAAGTTGGTATACTTTATCAAATTTATCAGCTCAAGGAAATTATACTGGCACACTTGACAATGTTTATACTAATGCACGAAGTCACTGCATTATGTGGATGTTATTAATGATATTTATAGTTATTTCTATAGTTGTAGCATTTACTGTATTAGAAGATTATAATCATTTTATGGTAGTTTTAATACCTATTTTATTAATATCAATAATTAATTTTTTAGATAATATAGTCACCCTATTATCATTAACTGCTGCAAATAAAACAAGAATATTTTTTAATACAGTATTATTTATAATAATATGTGTTGTCTGCGTAGGATTTGCAAAATATACAAATGACTATTAAATAATTTAATTGATTAATGCTACCTGCAATGCATCATAGTTTATTAATCGACTACGTTTTGCAGGGTTATTTAATATATAATTGCCACTATTACTAGCATTAGCACTACCTAAACTACCTGTACTACTATCAATATAGCCAACAGTATAACCAACACTATACACTTTAAGTATATTTACAATATTTAGATTATGCAGTTTTATAGGTTTTATAATTATATCGCTAAACTGTCTAAGTGAATCTTTAGCAAATTCAATATAGTCTGCAACATACTTATTTGTAAATAATTTACGTTGAAATTCTATAGTTATGTATGTATGTTGTGTATTTTTTGTATATAAACTATTTATTGTATTTTTTTTTTGTTCATTCTGTAAATGTAAATAATCTTTACGATAAGTTTGCATTTTTCTCTGTATATCTAATAATTTTCTATGACATAAATTGTCATTTGCTAATTTATAGTCAAATACAGCAGATGTTTTAATTTGCCATTGATAATTATGATGTTTCCAATTTCCATGTCGTTTAAAGCAAGATTTAGAATAGGAAACAATCAAATAGTAAAAAACATCAATAAAATTATGTGATATTTTAATTTGTTGCTCAGTAAGTTGTGTTTCAATCTGCTCAAAAACAATATCATCAGTGTTAAAGTTTGTAGGTGTAGGTGTAAGTGTTGGTTTAGGTGTACTAGTGTTAATATTAGAGTTATATTGTGAGTCTTGCGGCATTTGCTTCATTATGTGATGTGATTCTTGCCTAGGCTTTTGATAGTATGCTGACATCTCAGTATTATTTAAGTATATTTTTAGTTTACTTTATGTCAATTTTATTTTGAATTGGCAATATAACAAAATTGAATTACTTTTAATATAAAAATATACTTAAATATTAATTTAAAAGAGATTTATTGATTTATTGATTTATTGATTTCTAAGAAATTTGCAATGGCATCTAGAATTGATAAAAGTGTAACACTACAAACTATTGGAAAAACTATTAATAATACTAATGTTATTGAAAGCGTACAGCTAGATATTGATGAGGGCGATTCTATGAGTGGAGGAGGTAAAGGAAGTAAAGGAGGTAAAGGAAGTAAAGGAAGTAAAGGAAATCATTCAAGTAAACTTACAAAGGGTGAAACTGCTGGTCTTAATCACGATATTTATAGTAATTTAGTACTTGAAGACTGTGTATCTTTAAAGCCAGCTGATTTAAACAGTAAGATTGACGAAATTATTCTCAAAAGATTAAAGGAAAAGGTTGAAGGCCGTTGCATAAAACCAGGGTTTTTAATGCCAAATAGTATAAAGATAATATCTAGATCTTTAGGTAAAATTAGTAATTCTAATTTTAATGGTAATACTGAGTATAAAGTAAACTATAGTGCCGATGTATGTAGCCCTGCAATAGGGCAAATTGTACAGTGTACTGTAAGTAATATTGATAAAGTTCATGTTATTTGCTATATTGAACACGGTTCAACATCCCCAGTGGAAATTTACCTATATAAAAGTCATCATATTGGCAATGTAGATTTTTCATTGCTAAAAGATGGTGATATTATTAATGTGAAAATTGCAGGTAATAGATATAAATTTCGTGATACACAAATCATCGCTATTGCGCAATTTTTAGATAAAGCTGGGTGAATAACGGTGAATAACGGTGAATACATTTGTATATTTACTAATTTATTAATATTTTTTTATATTTTTTTTATATTTTTTTATATTTTTTTTATATTTTCAAAATTACATAAACCTAAGTGTAATATAAGACTAAACAACTATAATAAATTATATCTAGACATATCTAAACATATCTAGACATATATTAAAATGTTAGCAGCTCTAGATACTATACAGATACAAACTCCTGTACAGGTAGCAGTATCAAACCAATGTAAAGCTTTAAAAAATCAAAATCGAAAGCAAAATCAAAATGTACAATGTCCTCATAAATGTAAACTAAATCAGGAATTTTGTGGAAAACATATTCGCAATGGACCTGCAAATATGTATATGTATACTGGTAATACAACAGTTTCAAACACACTAAAACCAATACAAATGACAAATGCAAACACAGCTAAAATAACTGCATTCCGCGAATTAGAAAAAAATCAAAAATATAATGAATTTTTAATAACCCGAAAAAATTATATTAAAGAACCTGATAAAATTATTACGCTTGTTGATTTTTTAGAAAATGATAAAATAGAATCATATCCAGTAGGACGTATAGCAGCAACTCTAGAACACTACAATTTAATTCCACGCAAAAATACTACGTATATTGCAAAATTCACAAGTACACAGCAAAATTCCTGTAAATTGAAAAAGCACATGGATTTGCTTTTAAAAGCTACTGAACATATTAATAAAATTATTAAACTGCAGCGATTTGTACGGGTGGGTATTAAACAATACTATAATAGATTAAGAGGACCCGCATTATTTAATAGAGGCATATGTGTAAATGAAATTGATTTCTATTCTTTGGATCCAATTATAGAAATTGAACCACACGCATTCTTTTCCTTTAAAGATGATAGTCATGATAGTCGTACTGGTCACATTTATGGATTTCATATTGACAGTATAGTTGAATTAATTGTAAAAAGTGATGAAAACTATTGGGATAACTTTAAGAAAAATATTGGCATAATGTGTTATCGCCAACTTATTAGAAATATTTTTAACCATTATAATAAAATTAAAATTGCAAATCCATATACACGCACACTATTATCAAGCTCTGTTAAACTGAAAGTAATTACATTAATGGCCAAAGCTATTTATAGTAAACCGCAAAATGCAAACTGTTATGGGGGTGATAGTGGTAACTGGGCAGGTAATGGGGCAAGTAATGGGGCAGGTAATGGGGCAGGTAACGGTATTCTTATAGATTATAAAACACATATCCGCAATAAAGCCTTTGCAATATTTCAAAAAATAGATAATCACGGTTACTTTACTGATTTTAATTGGTTATTTGAAGAAAGACCACAACTTATAAAAATATTTTATAGAAAGTTGACATTACTATGGAATTTTGAGTTTGGATTATCAGAAACTGCAAAGTATAAGATTGCAAAAACTGGTGTTGCTCTATTTGCAAATTGTAATGAAATAATGAATTTCCGTGGTGATAAGTATCATTTATTAGATAAAGTGCTTGATGTTGTAAATAAAATGGTTAGCAATGGTGAAACTGATGGTGATCAACAAAGTGGATGCATAATTGTGCTATATGCTCTAGCAACTATAAATAATGCTTGTATTAGAGCAAATCCATGGCTTGGTTGAAGTGTATGAGGATGTGTAGGTGTAGTTAGAGGTGTAGTTAGAGGTGTAATTGGAGGTGTTGGATTTGCTTACTTGCTTTCTGCTTCCCTACTGCCGCAATTTAAGAATTAGTTTATATAAAAATCGGTGTTGATCAGCTTTATCTTTAGGGATTTGTGCTGCTATTCTATATGGATTTTTCATAACTAATGCTAGCAACTTATTATCTATATATGATTTACGACTAATAGATGGTGTATTATTTAGTTTGCTAGATACATATTCACTGCAAGATTTGACTGTATTATTAACATCTGCGGTTTTCATGCGCTTTGCAAGTAAGTCTTTATGAAATAAGTCATGTAAGTGTTCTAGCATATGGTAATTTCCATACCAAGTGCGAAACATTTTTGGTGTGATGTATGAATTATAGCGATCTTGGAAAAATGTCTGGATATGATCAGGAGTTATAAGCTGGTGACCATTATCTGGTGTTTGATATGAAAATATATGATGTCTGGGTGAGTGTGAGGTTGCTGCGTTTCCTGTATTATTGCGTGCAGATGTATTTATTAACATTTTTAGTAGTTTTGCCATTGTTGTGTTATCATCTGTATATGAGTTAACTATACCTTTTTTACCAACAAATTCAATAGTGAAGCGTGAAGGTGAGTGAAATTTAATGTGACGGTTTTGTAGTGTTGTTATACCATAGGAATCATTTTGCTCAGCATAACGCTCATTACCAATACGAAAATGATATTTACGTAACATATATATTATAATTGGTATGTAATCATCTGGTAGGGATAATGAACTCGCTTTTTTATTAAGGATACTATTAAGAGCACTGTGATTATCGTTTTCAATATTAATAATTTTTTTGCCTAAAGCAATAACATCATCATATTTACGATCATTGCGCTTAGCAACATATGCAGGATTATATATATATTGCCGGCGACCACGGTTATCAGTACCTATGACCTGAATCTTGTTTGTAGCAGATTTAGCAACTATAAGGTCTTTATAACCAGGTGGTATGTATTGTGCATCTAGGCGTTTAGTTAGTGCTTTATCGGTTGCTATTTTTCCATTAATTTCGTGGAATATTTTTTTAATCTGATTTTTAAGTGTACTGCCTTTTTTACACTTTGCAGGACGTATCCGTTTGTATGTCCAAAATTGCCTGGCATTAAATTTACTATCAGTGTTAGGTATAGTAGGGTTTGATGGGTTTGATAGGTTTGATAGGTTTGATAGGTTTGATGAGTTTTGTTTAGTTGTGTTCATTATTCTAATTAAACTATATCTTACTTTATATTGGCATATTAAAAAATGCGTATATGCAATGTAACAAAAGTTTAGTTAATTTAATTTTTAAGTAGTTCATTACTTAAATAAAATTAATTTATTACACCTTAACTAAACATAAAACACACAAATATTACTGCGTTTACATTTAAAAAAAATTTTAAAATTAATTTTAAAAAAATCTTAAAATTAAATAATAATTATATGTTTATATCTGCTTTAGTTGAAATATATTTTGTAATTAATTTTTTACAATCTTCTATTTCTTTTTTTATTTCTTCTAATGTACTATCACATATTACTTCATTTTTAGCACGAAGCCTCTTTAAAATATTTAAATTTAATACGCATTTTTCTAATTGTTTTTTATTACAATTGACATTTTCTTGATGTACTAATTCTACATCAGGATTTCCTGTTTTGTATGTTGCTAGGCGTTTATTAAGGTTAGAAGCATAACCTATTTTATAACATTGTTTTTCTTTTCCATCTTGAAGTGTTTTTACTTTAAGAATGTATATAAAACCTTTACCAGATAGATTGTTATATTGTTTTTTAGTTTTATTGTGTATTTGTTGTTCTTTTGATTTTAGTTGTATTCGTTTAGTTAAGTTTTTAATCATTTTTTTATCATTGCTATTTAACTTATATTGTCCTGATTTGCGAATTGATGGTAATACTTTTGTATATAATTGTTTTTTAAGTTCAATTGCCAATGGCTTATGTGATTTGTTTAATAATAAATATAATCCTCCTTCACTTATCATTTTCATATGTGGTTGCACATTTTTTTGTTTTATTTTATGTTTATTATTATCTTTGACTATATTTGCATAAGTAGATATATCTTCATTACTAACAATTTTATTTATAGATTTCATTTCATCCCGATATGAATTATAATTTAAAGCTTGCAATAACTGAGATAATGAAAGCCAAATATTTTTTGATTTATCAAATAAAATAATAATTTCTGTATCATTTAATTTAATTAAATTATCATATATTTGAACAATTAATGTAGATATACTCATTATAATTAATGTCTATTAAAATACCTATAAATATATATTTGTAATATTAATATATATAAATATATTATTTTTAGTTTTTAGTATTATTTACATATAAAATATTGTAAGGTTGGGGGTTTTTACCCCCCACCCTTTAGTATTACTCTATCCTTTAACCGCCTAGGATTTTAAAAAATCCTAGTCTTGGATATACAGATATAGCCTGAAAACTATGTTTTCAGGCTGTATTACATCCATAACACCATCGGCTATATATAGCCGATAGGCGTTTAAAGGATAATTAATACACATCTAATTTTATTAATCTAAATAATTATTATTTAACCTAATAATTTATTTATTAAAAATTGGTAAATATGATATTAAAACTAAAAAAATAATGTAACATAAAAAGCTATTATTTAGTATGTAAATATAAAATCAATTTTTTTAATATTATATAATGTTAATAATATTGATAATGTCGAAAATGTCGATAATGTCAATAATATCAATAACATTAAAGATATTGCTATATTAAAAATATATTAGTATATTAGTATATTAATAAATTAATAAATTAATAAATTACTTTGAAAACATTAATAAATTACTGTAATGCAAACTATTAGTACAGAAAATAAAATTAAAAAAATAGCAGAAGCTATCCCGCTTATTACAAAATTTGCTTTAGGTTCAGCTAATACTTATCGTGATGATAAGCATATTTATAAAACACTTATAAAAATTAGTTCTTTATTAAAAGTTAATCAATGGTTACGTATTGAAGATAAACCCTATAGTATTGAAGATATTTCTAATATTGAGAGGAAGCAAGGAACATTTATAAAACCAGCATCTCATTTATGGTATTCTAAAGGTGAATGGATATTTGGAGAAATGTGTTGTAAACCTGAAAAATATTTATCACTTATTGAAGTTGATTATTCTAGAATATTAGTTTTAACTACTAAAAAAGATTACTTAAATTTTGAAAAACAATATTGTATATATAAAAAATATAAAAAAACATTATCAAGAGGTTTTAGTATAATATTTAATAAAAATAGAAAAACAAAGATAAAAACAAAGATAAAAACAAAAAATCAATTAACTAAACAACCAAAAATTTGTACATATGAAATAAAATGGCAAGATGTTGCAAAACAATATGATGGTATAGCAATTGTACCTAATCCTAAACCTTATTTTACTAAACAAAAAATGACAGATATAGATTTTGAAAACCATATATGGTTAAAAACATTTGATGTATCTAGCTTAGCAATTTGGAAACAAACAGACAAATTACCTATCACTAAATCTATTACTATTGGACAATTACAAGACTTTGCATCTAAATCAGATATTGAACAGAGAACACTTAAATATTGTAATACACTTATTGATAAAATTACAAAAGCGCAAGATAAACTAAATATTATCCTTTAAATAACGGAATGATTATAAATCATCCCTCATTTTACAGGAGCTTCTGAATAAAGCCATTGTAAAGTGGCAATCTAAGATTACCGCCCTTAATTTAAAGCTTAAGCTTTGAGTTTTATATATAACTAATAGGCTTTTAAGAATATATCCTTTAACCTAAGTAATTATTTTATTAGACTGAACTAATAAAAATTAAAAAAAAGTATCATAAATTATTAATTCTGTTAGACAAATCTAACAAAAACAAAATAAATATATAAACTATAAATGAGTAAATGTATAGTATTTGTATGCAATAAGCAATATTTTAATAAATTTATTTATACATGTAGCCAATTAATTACAACTGGTAAATATACTGGCGATATTTGTTTAGTAATTGGTAATGATTTATGTAATGATCCATTATTAAATTGTAAATTTATACAAAATAACGGTAATGGTAATGTTAATATTTTTATTAAACATTTTCCAGATATAGAATTTTCAAATGATTTTACACAAATAAATAATAATATTAATACAGATGGTAGAAATTTAACAAAACAATTCCAATGGCATAAAATGCATTTATTTAATATTTTTTTTAAACAATGGGATTATATTTTTTATTTAGATTGTGGTATAACCATTTTTGCAGAAATATCACCTATGCTTAATACATGTACTAAAAATACATTATTAGCGCATTCAGATGCATTTCCTACATATGAATGGAAATTGCATACTCAATTTGATAAATGCAATACTAATATTTTTACAAAACTTAATAATACATATAATTTGCATGTTGATTATTTTCAAACAACAATAATGCTATATGATACAAATATAATAGATAACAATACCTATACAGATTTAATAAATTTAACATTAAAATATCCAATTAGTAAAACAAATGAACAAGGGATAATGGCATTGTATTTTACAAATATTAAACCTTGCTTTACACAAATACCAACTCATAATGAAAATATACACTATTATGATTATTTATCAAGAAATAAAAAGTATAACTATATCATGTTAAAATCATGTTAAAATCATGTTAAAATCATGTTAAAATCATGTTAAAATCATGTTAAATATGTAAATGTAAATATAAAAATAAATAAACTAATATGTAAACTAACGCGTATATAACATCTTTTTTATTTTCAGTATATTTTGTAAAATAGAAAATATAAAAAATGATTGAAAATTTTGTAAAATATATTAAAAATAAAAATAACAATTTTATAATATTTGACGTTGGATCCCGAGATTGTGGACAATCAATTGAATTTTATAATACATTTCCAACTGCACAAATATATGCATTTGAATGTAATCCAAATACAATTGATATATGTAAAAAAAATATAGAAAAATATAGTGATCGCATTACATTAATAGAAGGTGCTGTGTGTGATTATGACGGTACTATAACTTTTTACCCTATAAATCAACAAAAAACGATAACTACATGGACAGATGGCAATCCTGGTGCATCATCTATTTTTAAAAGTAATGGTACATATACTCATGAACATTATATTCAAGATGAAATTATTTCACAATGTCACCGTCTAGATTCTGTTATGAAAAAATACAATATACCAAATGTTGATATAATATGGATGGATTTACAAGGTGCTGAACTGCTTGCCTTAAAAGGTTTAGGTAATTATCTATCAACTGTTAAATATATTTACACTGAAGTTTCACACAAAGCAATGTATACAGGGCAAGTTATGTTTGATGAATTAAATAATTATATATTATCTGCAGGTTTTATAATTAAAAATGAGCTCTCATTATCATTATCAGGTTGGCAAGAAGATGTCATTTATGAAAAGGAAAATGTACATGATCTAACACTATTTAAAAAAAATAAATATTCACAACGTGGTCATGATGGCATTATACAGCAAATTATGACTATTCTTAATATTAAAGCTGGGTTTTTTATAGAGTTTGGAGCATGGGATGGTATCTATTTATCAAACTGTCGCAATTTATATGAAAATGGCTGGAATGGATGCTTTATAGAAGCAAATATGCAAAAACATATAGAACTTGTTAAAAACTATGAAGGTAGTAAAGGTAGTAAAGGTAGTAAAGTACTATGTTTACAAAAATATGTATATCCAACTGAGGTGGAGGGTGATACAGTCGATAGTTTATATAAAGAATATATGAATAATATTGATATAGATTTATTATCTATTGATATAGATGGTAGAGATTATGAAATATTTGAAAATATGGAATTAAAACCAAAATTAATAATAATAGAAGGCGGATTCTTATTTCATCCATGTTTAAGAACAAAAATACCCTATAATGAAGCATGCAATAATGTTCAGCAACCATTGTTTGTCTTATTTGAGTTAGCTAAGAAAAAAGGGTATACACCAATAGTTTTTAATCAAGACACATTTTTATTAAGAACAGATTTATATGAAACATATAATTATTTTAAAAATATTAAAAACGATTGCTATACACTATGGAAATCAGCTTTTTATAACATATTAAATGAATCTGACAGACATTGGCTTATCAATCACAGAAACACTCACAATATTGTTAATAAATATGAAAATCAATACTATTTAAATTTAGAAGATTCACTTAACAATATATTTGATATTGTAATACCAATAGGACCAAATGATAAAGATATAATATACCAACAAATTGAATATACTAAAAAAAATATTATTGGTTACAGAAATATATATTTAATTTGTTATGATCCTACTATAAATATTGATGGTTGCATAACAATTGATGAAAAAATATTTCCATTTACAATTGAAAATATAAGACAAATACATGGTGTGCTAGATAGGAATGGCTGGTATTTGCAACAATTGTTAAAGTTATATGCATTGTTAATAATACCAGATATTTTGGAAAGATGTTTAATAATTGATAGTGATACGTTTTTTTTAAAGCCAACTGTATTTATTAAAGAGGGTAAGTGCTTATATAATTTTGGGGTTGAGTATCACATGCCGTATTTTGAACATATGTTAAAATTGGATAAAGGATTAACTAAAGTAGATATGGTTAAATCTGGTATATGCCATCATATGATGTTTGAAGCAAAATATGTAAATGAGTTAATAAATAAAATAGAAAAGGAACACAATGATAAGTGTTATAATGTGTTTTTGATAGCAGTTGTTGACTATAATACATCTGGAGCATCAGAATATGAAATATATTTTAATTATATGTTAAAATATCATAGTGATATTATTGAACTAAGACAATTAAGTTGGGCAAATGTTACAACTTTAAATGCAGAGTGTAATTTAGATTATGTTTCTTGTCATTGGTATATGAAGAATTAAAATGGTAAATGGTAATAATAATATTATTTTTTATTTTGCTTTTTTATATTTATATTAGTTATAGTAACATAAAAACTTTTTATAGTATGAATTTATTTATTGGTTCTAGCTCAATTGGTGTTTTTAAATTATTTAAAAATAAAAAATATAAAGTTATAAAAATTTCAGGTGGTACAGCTAAAGGTTTATATACAAATGAAAATGGTCAAAATATAATAGAAACTATTAAAAATATTAAAAGTCCTATAAATTGTATTGTATTACATTTTGGAGAAGTTGATATTAATTTTAGTTATTATTATAAAGTATGTAATTCTATAGATAAAAATATAAATTATATAGAATTTTGCAATGATGTATATAATAAATATATTAAATTTATAGATAAAATAGTTGATATATCAAAATGTAAAAATCTTATTATAAAAGGACTATATCCAAATCCTGTAAAAGATATTTTTAAAGGTAAACAATTAATTTATTATAGTATTATTGATAATATAGATTGTCTACAAGAATCAACTTTAAATTTTAAATTTCAAGAAAAACTTAGAAAATATTATAATAATTTATTACGAAATTATTGTATTGCAAAAAATAAATTAAATAATATTAAAATTAAAACAAATTATTTTTATTATGATTTAGATAAATATATAATTAATAATGGTAAAATAAATAATAAATGTATTGATTTATCTGTTACAACTATACATTTAAGATGGGAACCTATGGTATATTATCATGTAAATATATTAAATAAAATATGTGGTATTTCTAAAAATGAATTAATTAATATTAAAAAAGAAGAAACTAAATATTTAAAATATAAAATAAACAAATTAAAAAACAAAAAAGATACAAAAAAAACTAAAACTAAAACTAAAACTAAAACTAAAACTAAAACTAAAACTAAAACAAAAAAAAATAATATTGTATAAATTTTTCTGTTAAAATTTCTGTTAAAATTTCTGTAAAAATTTCTGTAAAAATTTCTGTAAAAATTTCTGTAAAAATTTCTGTTAAAATTTCTGTAAAAATTTCTGTTAAAATTTCTGTAAAAAATTTAGGGTACATAAAATTTTCTCTCTCCCCTCATAGCGCCACTCTCCGGTTCCTTAAAGACGAATAACGTTTTCAACTGCCATTTTAAACCTGTTTTTTTGCATTTCTCAGATGTTTACGCGCGCGGGAAAATAAATTTATAATTCACATTTTTATTTTTTAAAAATTTATTTTAAGTGTATGTAAAATGTAATATAAGCGTAAATGCGAATTCTAAAACAAAGTGGCGCATATAATTCGTTATTCGCATTTCAAAAAATGTATAATTCGTATTTTATTATAAATATTAATATTGCTATATAGTAGTTATATAGTAAAATACTAATACTACTATATTAAATATTGAAACACTTAAACAATTACTTACATTTATAAATAATTTATAAATTAACATGCCACGAAAACAATCTAATGTATTAGAGCGTACATGTAATGCTTGTGACAAATGTTTCAAATTTCCATATTTATTAAAAAAACATAAAAAAAACATACATTGTAAAACTGCAAGTGCAAGTGAAACTGATAGTATACAAAATAATCCAATAAAACATGATACTAAAAATGTAGATACTATATTTGATGATAATTATGATAATGATGATAATGATGATATCCCTAATAATGTTAACAATGTTAACAATGTTAACAATAATGAAAATGAAACTACTTATTCTGAAAATATAAATATAAATGAGTACATACACAATATAGCATGTGATTTCAAATGTGAAAAGTGCAATATTATTTTAGCAAACAAAAAATCACTAATAAGACATGTTAAATATAAACGTTGTAATGCAAATAACATTGATAAATTTGAAGATGAAAGATTAAAACTTAATGTTATTGAAGTGCATCAATTACTTTTTAAGGCTTTAAATGAAGAGGACATTATTATTAGAAAACAAGTTATTAATATTGTAGAAAAGTTTTTAAATTTCCGTATAATTGAAATGTTAAAAAAAGGTACTAAATATGATGATGGAGAATTAGATTTATTACGTGAGCATTGTTTTCCTGCAAATACTAAAGTAAAAGATGAAGTTAATATTGCTAATAGAGCTAATCAACCTAATCAACCTAATCAACCTAATCAACCTAATCAGCCTATAAATATTACACCATATCAAACAATTCAAAATGCTAGTAATGTGGCTATAAATAATATAAATACTATTAACAGTAATAATACTAATACTAATACTAATACTAATAATATATTTATAGTAAATAATGTGCAAGTAATTATGCCATTTTCTTATGAAAATATATCATTTTTATCAAAAGTTGAAATAGAGGAAATATTATCAATTGATACAACAGATGCTGTATTTATGTTAATGAAAAAAATTTATGAAAGACATGAAAATCAAAATTTTTATAAACAAAATCAAAATAAAAAATTTATATCAATATTAAATAACAAATGTAAATTAGAAAGTTTTGAACAAGATAGTTTTTATAAAACATTATTTCTTAATGGTCTATATCAATACTTAAGAATTATATATGAGTATAAGGAGCAATGTAAAACCAATATAAATCTTAATAATTTAATGAAAATAACAAGACAATATGTAGAATTAAAAAAAAATGTTTCAAATTTAGAAAAAACAAAAGAAAATATTGAGTTACATTCTAGAATTGAAAATTATATTAATACACATTTTGGCAATTATAATGATATTGCTCGTGATAATAACAATCAATTGCGTAATGAATCATATAATGATGATGCAATTATGTTATATTTTGAAAATATGTATAACACAACACGTGAAAAACTTGAAAAGATTGAATCAGAGTTAAATCCAGATATTAAAGATTCCGATATAATTAAATCATTAGGACAGTGTAAAGATTTTGATATATCAGATGAAGCATTACAAATACAATTAAAAACTGAAAAATTTTGTAATTCAGATATTAAAAAATATTATAAACAACGTATTGCATTAGAAAAGTCTTTAATAAACAAAAATCCAAAGTTGGGTAATATATTTTTATTAAATCAACGGATAGATATGTATAATCGCAAATTACAAGAGCTTGAAAAATATTCTAATAGTGTAGATGTATAGATGTATAGATGTATAGATGTAAAATCTAAACAAACCTACGACAATGTGTACATGAAATAATATCATCACCATGAATTTGCAAACCCATAAGACTTTTTTCTACTTTTCTAATTATTACTGCAGCCTTGCAAAAGCACCTTTCAGACATACTGCGACACATTGGACACTTAAGTTGATTAAACTCTAATGTATGTGTACTTGTATTTTCTTGGCTATATAAATGTTCACAATTTGCTATAAATGACTTATAAACATATTGAGAAAAGCAATGTGCATGATATTTACTATGAAATATGGGTTGTGGTTGTATATGTATATGTTCATATGAACATGAATTTGGGCATTGATAAGAAATAGGTACATTATTAACTGTAAATTCATCTTTACATAAGCAGCATACATCATCTTTCTGTTCCGGTACTTCCAATATATTAATCCCTAAAAGCTTGAGAATAGGATGTATTACAACAATATAACCATATGATTGCATTTTGATAATACGGTTATAATCAATTTCTGATGATAAAACAATTGCTTTTTTCTCAATAATTGACTGTTTTACAAAAGCAATCATTTTATCATTAAACTTAACTTTATCTGGTAAAGTTAAATGGGGTGGTTTACTTATACCTCCACTAACAATCTTATCCAAATTTGGAGATATGCTTACTTCATAAATAAGGGGTGACCCATGAGATCCACGTGACAATATAAGTTGGTTACAGGCAAAATCTGGATAATCATTTTTAAGTAAAATAGGTAAATATGAACTTGCTGCAGTCGATACAGTCGATTCACTTGAACTACCATTATAATTAGATATAAATATATCAAACTTAATAGTATTATATATTGGTAATGTCATAATATTAGCGGCTTTTTCTCCAAACATTTCAGTAAGAACTGTTTTTTTAGTATCGCAAGTACCAAATCCAAAGGAAAACATAAGGTTATATTTGCAATGAGTAAACATTTCATCTTCAGTTAAATAATCACTATCTAAACCATTACCGGATTTAGTAAAAATGCCTAAATTGGCGTCTTGAATAGTATTAAGTAAAATAGGTGAAAAATTGCAATTACAAATAATATCAAGATCATGTGCTAGCAATGTGCGACCTTTAAACGATTCTGGATGAATAGATGTGTTACCAAAATGTTTATCTGCATCAATATCATTCGCACGACAATACTCTTCATATTTTTCAGTCCAATATGTCCTTGTATAATAATCACGAGCGCCACCTCCAAAAATACGGCCATTATATTTAAGAATAATTTCAAATACAGCGCATTGTACCTGCCATACTTTTATATTAAGATAAGTGTTAATATCGGAGATTAAACCTACAGAAATAGGATTGTAGTGGTGGGGTTTGCGATCTGGGTAGTTTATGCGATCTGCAACTATATTAATGTATAATTCTTGAAAAGTATTAAAAGTATTAGTATCTGTATCAATATCTGTAAGGATAGCTGCCATTTTACTAGGTGTGTAATGAGTAATACTTTTGTAAATGTAAATATAAATGTTAGTATAAGCTGTTTTACATTCAATTTTTATACAGTTAATGCTATTTATAGAATAAAATTTGTAATGAAATACTGAGTTTAATGCTATTATTTTAGTTATTATTCTAAAAAATTTAATATTTTTCGAAAAGCAATAGTTCTAGGATATATAGCAGATAGAGTGTAAAGAATACATATACAATTTTTTAATTGTTTGCTAATGTTGTCATATAGTATTTATATAATTCGTTTGCTAATACAAAACGTCCACGTCTACCTAAAGTTTTATTACCTTTTTGTTTTGTTTGTATAAGATGTTCTTTTGTCATAACAAACCTTTCAATAGACTGCCATACCATACTTGCTCTTATATTTAAATAAATATTTAAATCAATTATTTCTGTATCATATACATGTCTTATTAGACTATTGATTAATTTAAATGGTGTAATATAGATATTTATAATGGAAGATGGTGTTCTTATATTTAATATTTTATTACTTAATTTATTAAAATAATCTAAATATGGTTCATATATATTGGTTATTATTGTTTTTATATTTTGTATAGTTGTGTTTATATTATTTTCTATTGTTGTCTTTATATTATTAACCTTTTTTGGAAAATTTAATGTAAGTAATTCATTTAGTATTGTTTTTATCTCAAGAATAATTTGTATATATGAAGCTGTTTTTATCTCTGAATTTAGATCTGAATTTAGATCTGAAAATTTATCTAAACTATCTATTTTTTTATCAAATTGAATTATATATTTAAGTGCTTCACCATAACTTGTAGTACTTTTAATATTATTAAAATATTTGTTAACAACAAATTTTATAAAATTAATACAAGTTTTTTGTAAAATTTTAATTTTGTATTTATCTTCAGTTTCAGATTTATCATACATAATTTCTAATGCATTAATTAATAATTGTGTGTTTATTTCTGCATATAATATATCTGTTAAGTCAAATTTATAAGCTAATAAGCTTTTTATATAACTTTGTAAATGTTCTTTGTTTGCTGTTAAATTATCTTTAATTTTTAATATTATTTGTTCTTTAACATCTTCAAAATTATTCATATTAATGTCATTATGTAATATAAATAATTTATATTGTGCATAAATTTGTTTTGGTAAATTATCATTAGATTTATAAATAGAGTTACATTTAGACATTATTGTATTAAAATATAACATAAAATTTTCATATATGTATATTTGTTTACCATATAGTGCATTAATATTAGTTGCATTGTTTTTAACATTAGAATCAATATTTCTACAACAATCAACAAATATATATGCCAGTTTATCTTGTTTTGGTACAATATTAGTATTAATAATACTACTTAAAGTATTATTATATATTAATACATCTTCTAATATTATACTTGATTGCCTATTATTACTAAAATATGAAATATCCATATCTTTTTCTTTATTTTCAATACTTTTGGAAAAACTTAAATTTAAATCACAATAATATTGTCCAGGTAATAAAACTATAGATTTTTCAAAAAAATGAAATTTATTATATATATGTCTATTATTTTGATTATTTAATAATTTTGGATTATATATTTTATCAATACATAATATATTATTTAGAATTTTATTTTTTGAGTCTCTGTTTTTAAATGTTTTATATATAGTTTGTCTATCTACAAGCTCACACGTGTGACCAAATCTATTAACTGGTGTTAAAAATACAATAACAATATTATCAGGAACTTGTATAAATTTTTTTTCAAAATTAAATCCACCATGCATATCAATATAATATAAAGGATTATCAAATGAAGATTTTTGTAATTCTTGAGATTTTTTTTGATAATCTGTAATTTGTGTATATAATTTGTTGAATAATATATTTTCATCTATATCACTTATTTTATAAATAGTTTTAATTAAATCAATATATTCTTTATATTTGGATGGTTTATTTGATTTTTTTGTACTTTTATGGTTACTACTTTTATGGTTACTATGTATTTTATTTCCATTTGGATTATTACCATTATGTTTTGTTTTTGATGTAAAATTATTGTGTGCTTTCTCTTTATTGTGTTCTTTCTCTTCTAAATCTAGAGATGATAAATTTAGCATATAAGTTTTTTTAAAAAAAGTTAATAATTTTGTTTTTAGTTCTAGTTCTGATGCTAATTCTGGTGCTGGTGCTAATTCTCGTGCTAGTGCTGATACTGGTGCTGATACTGATGCTGATACTGGTGCTAATTCTGATGTTGCTGTTATTGCTGATGATTCTGATGAATCTGGTCTAATACTAATATATTCACCCAGTTTTCCTTTATCAGTATTAACACTCATAATATTATTATTTTTAATTATATGTTTATTATTTACAGAGAAATGTATTTTAAAAATATAACAGCTTAAAGTAAAAAATTAAAACTTATAATGAAATACTAAGTTTAATACTATTATTTTAGTTACTATTCTAAAAAATTTAATACTTTTTGAAAAGCAATAGTTCTAGGATTATATTTTTCTTTTTCATCTATGGACATTTCTGCATTTGTTACTTGTGAACCTTTTGGTCTAAAAATAGGATCATATCCAAAACCATTTTTACCGTGAGGCTCTACAATTAATCCATCTATTAAACCTTCAAAAACTTTTGCAGATAATAAACTATCATTTGCACTATCATTTGCACTATCATTTGCACACCGACATATTCCTAATGTAACATAAGCTGTTGAATTAGAACCCCAATTATTATGTGAAATACTAGTTATTGGTAAACTTTGCAAATAATATTTAATAAAAGTACCCGGAAAACCACCCATTTTTTCAATATTTAAGCTAGTATCCTCAACCATTAGCCAAGTTTCAGAGAAATTCGCACTAGTATTGGCACTGTCATTGGTACTGTTATTAGTACTAATAGTGTGATGATTTAATAATGGTTTTATACTTGAATATGCATCTTGTAATTTTCTAATAATAACTTGATTTCTATCTAAACTTTGTATTTCTTGAATTTCTAATTCAGGTTTAATCATTTGTATAGATACATTTGCATTGCTTTTTTTAAGATAATTTTCAATTTCTTTATATTTTGATAAATTTTCTGATACAAATAAAATATGTTTCATGTTGACAAAAATTATATATTGTATATTGTATAATATATTACTTTATTTTGCTTTTTATAGAATAGGTTTAAGTTAATATTTTATAAATTTTAATAAATTCTTTAATACAAATAAAATATGTTTCATTCTGATAAATAATTAAACCGTAGATAACTCATAAAATACTAATAACTTTAAAAGCAAAATATAAACACACATCTAGATACACAACACAGTGAATAAAACACAATATAAAGCAAAATTACTACAAAATTTATACTATAGTAATACTAAATAACACTAAATAACACTAAATAACACTAAATAACAATTACAGTAATATCACAACATCATCACAAAATTATAATGCCACCACCATCACTCCCTTCTAAACTGCGTGCTTACATAAGTCGCACTGTTACAAATCCATTAGCAAACACTGTAGTTACCTTTGAACATGAATTCAAACGGAAAAATATACTTCTAGATTTATATCAATATTACTTTTATAATGGCTATCACAATATAGTCACTGAAAGATTCATACGTTTACTGATAAGTTATTCACTACTTTTTCTTATTAACTTTCTAATAAATTGTATAAATTATGATAAACTTATATCTCTAGATAGCCAGACACCACCATCAACGGGATCACACTCAATTGCAATATATCAATATATAACAATTGAACAATGGTTTCCATCAAACCCATATTTAATAGTGTGCTTTATAATATACATTATTTACCTTCTAGCTATAACATTAAATACAATTTCAACAATACAGAAATTTTGGCATATTAAAAACATTTATAATCGCTATTTAAATATTACAGATTCTAAACTTAAGTTTTTAACTTGGGATGCTATAGTTGACACTATATTATTGCGTATACGAACAAATGATGTGCTAGATACCAATGAGATAAACATATATACTATTAACAACAAAATATGCCATCAGGCAAATACAATTATATCAATTATGAGGAGCAATATCCTTACTATACCTAAAATGAGTACTTTTCTTGAATGGAACTTTATTTATTGTATTGTTGACCCAATTATGCAAAAATGCAACAGTGAAGGCTGGGATAATAGAAAAGTATCATCTGGTGAAGGTAGAGGTGCATATGGTGAAGGTGGTGCAGCAAATGCCCAATTAAATGCTTTAAAAATATTAGGTCTCCCGAATAATCCACATACAAACATAGATATACATTTAAACAGCCATATTGAACATATTACTGATGGTATTCACCCAATAACAAATACCGATATTTACAACCTTAATCAACCTCTTTTACATGGTGAAATGAATGACTTGGAAATAGATGCAACACGCAAAAATTGCAAAGCTAACCCATTTAATTATAATTTAGGCGATATTCAGGGTGGTTCTGGAACAGCATCAGGTTCTAGCACTGGTGTTATTTCTAACACACACCAAGCTAATGATATGTTCACATCTGGCTCAATTCTTAAAACACCTAACAATTTTGATGAACTCTTATTTAATACATTTTTGAATCAATCTGTAATTAATGGGGAAATTTCACAATGCACTGAATATATTATGAATGTTAGATATCGCATCAATCTAGTAATGTTTATTAATATTATTTGCCTGCCATTTACAATCCCAATCGTGCTAATCTATTTTATAATCAAATATGGTGAAAAAATCTATAGTAATACTGGCATTGTGTTTGAACGTGTTATTAATATTAGAACAAATTGGCAATTGCGTTATTATAATGAATTACCAGATTTATATAAGGATCGTCTTGCTCGCATTCAGCGAAATATGAATAGAATTGCGCGATCATACTCATCAATATTTGCGCAAATAATATTGCGGTTTTTAATATTCTTTGTTGGGAGTATATTTATAATTGTTTTGGTGCTTAGCTTTATAGCTGGAAATGGATTTGCGGAGTTAGCAATTATATCTGGCCATAATGTGCTGTGGTTTCTAGGTGTATCTGGAACTATGTTAATTCTGTTGAATAAAATTGCTTGCTATGATGAAGATCATCTTTTAAGGAGTGAAAAAGTAACAGCATTTGAAACATTAAAGGAGGATCTAGTAAGTGTAAATCCGCAATTATCACATATTGATGACCGTGAATATGTTGTTACCATGGTAAATGATATTTATCAATATCGGATATACTCTGTTCTAGAAGAGCTATTTTATTTGGTCATATCACCATACTACCTATGGAAATGGATGGGTGAAATTACTAGAAATAGTGGGCAAATTCTTGAATTAATTGCTGAACATCATCAATTAGGGTGGGTGCCTAAATATAGTATATTTACAAATGTTACAAATATGGAGTTAAATCCACATATGTTATTATCATATAAGGAATTTAAGGCAAACCATAGGTGGGAATTAGGGGGTATATATGTTGAGTGATTAGTATGTTTAGTGTTTGATTAAAATTATGTTATATATCAGTTATTGTAACAGTTATGTTAGTTACGTTGGTTGTAGGCGAATGTGATGGTGGTGTTGGTGGTGTTGGTGGTGATGATGATTGTGATGTCCGTGATGATAATGGTGATGGTGGTGTAATATTGATTGATTCAATAGAATCTAAAAGTATTGAGTGTGTATTTGCATTTGCATTTGCATTTGCATTTGCATATTTATTTATATTTAGTTTTAGCAATATGTTTTCATTATTCAAATCATCAAGCTTCTTTTCATATGATAATAACCGTTTTTTATAATCTAAAAATTCCTGGCTTGAATTGTGCATTATATTTGATATATTTGCATTTTTTTCATCCATTTCATGACATAATGTGGATATAATTGTTTTATAGTGATTTAATTCGTGATTTAATTCATTTGCTTTATCAAGATTAGTATCTTCAATTGCAGTTTCATTTGCAGTTTCAAATTTAGTTATTGTTTGTAGCTGTGCTGGTTGTAGTTGTGCTGGTTGTGATTGTGGATGTAACATTTGCAAAAATGATTGTTTCCAAGAAACTTTTTTTGATTTAGATGTTAATGCAGAAGCTGGTACATCTAAACTATTGAATTGTTGATAGTGGTGTGGAGGTGTTTGTGATGGTGATGGTGATTGTTGTGGTAAATATTGCTGATGTAATGGAATGGTTACATGCGGTGCAGGTGCAGGTGCAGATGTAGATATAGGTACAGATGTAGATGTAGATGTAGGTGTATGTGCAGGTGTAGGTACATTGATACTATCTACAATCCATTTTTCCCTTTTTAAGCAGGTTCTCATAGCACATACATGAATAAGGTCTGTTAAAAAGTTTTGTGTGCTAGATTCCTGTGTAATTTGTTCAAGATGAATTTTGCTTTGCAATTCTTTATATTTAATTGTACGATCTTCATAATCTAAATCATTAAAACAATTAGAGTAATAGGTTTCCTCAAATTCTGTGCCTAATTCCCGCCATTTATTCATAGCCGCTATATTATCTGTTAATTGTTGATGTGGGCGGAAAAATGTGTTTATAGTTGATAATACTAATGTAGATATACTAACATTTATGAATGATTGTTGGCTAATGAGATTATTAGTAGCTGCCTGGCCTGTTGTAAGTGTTGTAAGAAGAGTAATTGCTAAGTTCATAGGTGTGGATATATTACTCCAAAATGCAGAGGTAATATAGCGTTTCCACCAATAGTTTCCAATATCATTGTTAATTTTATCTTGGAGTTTGAACATTGCTAACTTTGCTGGTGTTGCCGGTTGTTTTTTAAGATATGAGCGTTGTGCAGCTGTAAGTTGATTAGATGGAATTTTATTAGGATCCTCTTTTTCATAAACATCATCAATTTGCATTAGTACAGTGCCTGTTTTAGGATCAATAACATAGTTTCCATCTTCATCCTCAACTGGCATCTGCACATATTTCCTAATCATAGGAGGTGAATATTCTTGTTGTTTAGTTTTATATTGTGATTGGGAGCGTGGTATTTGTTGGGGTAGTGATTGAAATGATGACGGTGTTTGTTGTGTTTGTTGTGTTTGTTGTGTTTGTTGTGTTTGTTGTGATATTTCCTGTGGTATTTGACGTGGTGATTGAAATTGTGATTGTGTTTGATACATAGATTGCCGTGCATTAACATCATTATAAAAGCTGTAATCACGTGTTATATTATCAGGTATTGATTGAGAATAACTAGATGCGGCCATTGATAACTCTTTAGTTAAATCTCTAGTAAAATAAAATAATGAAATTTACAAAATAAAACAGTATTTTAAGTAAAAAATAGCTAAAATTGATATTTATGACTTAATAAATAATTATTATAAATTTCAGTGGCATTGCTTCTAGTGAAATGGAAAACCAGCCAACAACTCCATTTGCACAGTTTTGTAAGTATGTGAGCACTACAGATGCTGAGTTCCAATGCAGTAATGATGTGGAACCAGTTGAGATTTTTGCAAAGATTGAGAAACTTCGCAAAGACTACTTTGCCAAAAGTGATGCTGTCAAGGACATTTTCAATAAGACACCTACTATGAAGATGGAAGGCTTTCACTTTTCAATTCGGTTTGACCCCAATACCGGAAAGTCTGTAGCAAAGATTCTTACACCACCAAACCCACTCTTCACCGTGCCAAAGGAAGTTGCAAACAACACAGACGTCAACATTGCATTTGATCCATGCACGTTTAAGACTCAAATTGAACTTGTGTTTGGTGAGAACAACTTTTGCGATGCACTTGAGATGCTCACCAAGGGTGATGTGAAATCATTTGTAGACAAACCGGTGTTCTCGTTCAGAGTGATGAATAAGTTCCTTTGTGATTTTATTAAGGATGTTTTGCTGCCAGATCACATTGCTACCACACGCTAGTGTAAGGCGCGTGGCGGTTATGTCCCTAAGTCTAAATGATGGCATAGACTATAAAACTATTATTGTTTTGCTCTAATTAGTCAACTATTAGTTAACAATTTTTTTTAATTGTTTAGGTTATCTAGTTATCTAGTTATCTAGTTATCTAGTTATCTAGTTATCTAGTTATCTAGTTATCTAGTTATCTACTAAAATAATTAAAATTATTTAATTAAAATTATTTAATTAACAAAAATATAAAATCTTAGTAAATATTACAAGTCAATACTAAATTATTAACTTAACTCTTTTAACTATGCCTGGTCACACTAATAAACATAAGCCTGCTATGCAAGGTGGTAATGTATCTAAAAAACCTGCTTCTGCTCATCCTGCTCATGGTGGTGGTAGTAAAACAAAAAAAGCAGTAAATATGACGACTGCTCGCTGTATGAAATGTAAAAAAATGATTGTAGCAGCAGATTCAAAAATTGTTAACACAAAACGTCGTGGTAGCCATGTAGGCAAAATGCTTAAAGGAACATGCCCTGTATGCCATACAAAAGTTTGCAAAATTGTAGGATAGTTTTTTAGTTTTTTAGTTTTTTTGAATAAATTGATAAAAATTGATAAAAATTGATTATTTATTTGAATAATGTTATTATATATAAAATACTTTTCCTAGCAAATCACAATGTCTCAAAAACGGTCAATTGATGAATGTAATAATAATAATAATAATAACACTCAAAACATGGATATGTTTGTCGAAAAACGTATGTGTGCACAAAATAATGATACGCAAACATTGCAGAACATGCAAGACCTTCTAGCAGGTCAAATTATATTATATAGTTGTTATAAGCTAACTATGCAAGATGCGCAGAATGCAGCTGATGTATCTGATATTGGAGAGTATATGGCTGCTGATTTATTGCGTTCATTAAATGATGATGTTATTGACTGTATTGTATTTGAAATTACATATTTTTGCGTTGCATTTTATTATTTTAATCTACATGACAATGATATTATTACAGAGCCATTAGCGCTCACACATTTTAATATTGACAATTTTCGTGAAATCATTGCTGAACCTTATTATAATATGTCATCGTCACAAATTGATAATATTATAAAGTATGGTAGCCAAATTACATGGAATGAACCAATTTTTAAAGGTGTTCATCGTCTGACTATCAGTTTTAATGAATATTCTTTAACTGTCAATGGTCATGGACCAAATAAAGAAATTACATTTCTCACTTTTACAATGGCAATTTACCATGTGTTTTTTATTGATACAAATGATAAGGCAATTACACGGGCTCGCCTTGACACTTTGTCATCAGCTATTATTTCAATTGTCAGCCCAGGTATACTTACTTGTGAATTAAACATTGATAATGAGGATGATGAGAATGATGAGGATGATGAGGATGAGAAGGATAAAATGTAATTACTCTGATCACATAAACTAATCACATAAACTAATCATTACTTGTAATTTAGTATTGTAAATATTTTTTTTTGAAGCATAAAAAATATAAAAAAAATATAAAAATAGTGTTAACTAAATTATTCTTTACACCTTTAGACATTTAAAACGCCGATTATTATCTACATTTTAAGAAAGGTTTTACATTGAAGTAAGTAAAAACAACTTTTCTACTGTCTTTTACCATAGGTTATCTGATAACCTAATGACAGTGACAGTATAAATTTATAGTCTTGTAAATGTCATTTGGTCTTTTTCTATTTTTTGTTAAATATGCTTTTACTATCCTAGCAAAACATTTTATTAAACTTACAGCTATATTTATGGATATTTATGAATTAGTACGTATGTTTCGTAAAACTGATAATAGTAATAATATAATTGTTTATGCAGGCAATGCACATATTAATAATTATCATAAATTTTTACAAAAAATACAAAAAGTGATTATGATTATATTGTATCTAATCCACAATGTTTAAATATAAGTAAATTAAAAAAACCTAACTAGTTATTAATATAAATATATTATAAATATAAATGAATTTATTTACAAAATTTAAGCAAACAAGAAAACAAAAAAATAATAAAACAAGCAATCGAGTCAAGAAATCAAAATTTATTAAATTTCAATATGGAGGTTCATTAAAACCTTCTTCACCAATTCAAAATGATATTGAAACTTTATTAAAGATTTGTGCTGTTCATGCTACTAATTATTTTCCTGAAAAAATGAAAATTATATCAGGAGGTGTATTTAATAATAAATCAGATGATACTACTGCAAGAGGTAGAATTCATTTTGCATTAGGAACAATGGCTATGCCACATGGCCATTCGAGAGATCAGATAGAATATGATAATACTTGGGAAAATAAAAAATATGCAATTATAGTTCCATTAGGACATTTAGTTAATCAATTATTAAATTTAAATTGTTATGATACTTTTATATTAGGTAATTATAATATTCTACCAGATTCAATTATTATAATTCCAGATGATGAAAAACGTATTCATCATGATATACCTGATACTATGAAAGTTGAAACATATACTCCAGGCACACCAATAAGACAAACAATTGATGAAGCTATTACAAAATATAAATATTGGAATATTAAAATGGAAAATGAATGTTTTACTGATTCAATTGCAACTATTATTGGTGATGATACTAATACGAATGTTAACACAAGTATATTTTTTGAATCTTTTTTAAGCAAATATCCGTATGTGTCTTGGGGTTCTGATGCTGATTCAGAAATTGGTACTGCATTTAGATTTCATTTAATTGATAAAGCAATTCAAAATGGAGAATTTAATATCGCACAGTTTAATTATGATAAATTAATTAGTGAATTAACAAACATGAAGTTCTTACCAGTTGAAGCTCGTGAAGGATGGCAAATTAAAGCAAAACAAATAGAATCAAAAATTACAGAACAATCATTAATAGATAATATGTCAATCTCAATAACAACAGAATTCCAAATTAAAACTTTTGCAAACATAATATTTGTAATGCCATATAAAGAGATAATTGAAATTATGGAATTATTTCTTAAAAAAAAATTTAATGAGAATATATCAAATATTATATTTATAATATTAAGTATTTTTAAATTAATTATAATTAATTTTGAAAAAGACAAAAGTAATATTCAAAGGAAATTAAATGATTATTTAAAAATATATATAGACAATAAAGAAAATTATATGTTTTTAGAAGATTGTATTTTTAGTATATTAACTGATTATCTTTATAAACAACACCGATATTTACAAAATGCTTTGGATATTTTAAAAAATGATGATATTTTAAAATTAATACATATAAATTATAATTTACCAATTAAAGAAAATATTATAGATTTAACATCATTAGAAACATTTTTGGGTACATATCCTAAAACAAAAAAAATATTAGATAATTTACAAACAATACTTAATATTAATAAAATATTAAACGCAAAAACTTATGGTATGTTTGAAATACCTGAAAGTTTTCAACAGTGTATACTTATGAATCAATACATAAACTATTATACATGTTTAAATACACCTATAAAAGACATTAAAACAAATTCTATATTGCCTATTGGACGAATATTATCTGATTATATACAAAATAGCAATATTCATGAGTTATTTACTATATTACATTTAGAAAACCAATACAAACAATTGTATATAGACAACACATTTTACACATCAACACAAACATTTATTGAAATATATAATAGGCTTATAAAATCTTTGGAAACTCATCCTCTGTAAGCCCATACTCTGCCCAGTTAATAGGCTCTGCATTTGCAATCATAGTTACAAATGCTGTGTATGTGCTTGGCTTTTGAAGTAAAGGCATTGTGTTTCCATCTATACCAATGTCAGCCAAGAAATAGTTGTAAAATAGATGCTGTGATAGTACAATCTGTATCCAGTCATCATATGTATTCATTTTGGTAATAATTTTCTCAATGCTAAACTTATTCACCTTAGCATAGTTTTGAATAGTAGCCAATACAGATAGCCAGTGTGATAAACGTGCAAAATTGTACAATATCTCTCTATGCTCCATATAGTTTTGCATATATACAAGTCTTTCTTTATCGCTTTGGTAAAGCGCTTTGGTTTGCTCATTATAATAGGCAGAAATATTCCATGGCACTGAATTATCGCAGCCATTATGCCGGAGTAAAGGTGGCAGTTTACCATTTGATAAAATAAGAGGATAATTGCTATCAAGCATATCTTTTTCTTTTATACATGCCATATAACTGTCAACTAACTGTTTAACAATCACTGGAAAATTAGTAAGTGCAGCCATTAGCCTGTCAATATGTGGTAATTTGTGTATAATTGTCTATAATTGTCTATAATTGTTTATAGTAATACTTTTTAACCAATAATTAATCAATTTTTAATAATATGAATTATTTTTTGCTATTTTTGCTATTTTTGCTATTTTTGCTATTTTTTCTATATTTAATGGTGACCACCACCACCGTGACCACCACCGTGACCACCGTGACCACCACCGTGACCACCGTGACTACCACCGTGACCACCACCGTGACCACCGTGACCACCACCACCGCCTGACCATCCTGATCTGTATCTACCTCCTCCCCAACCATTATACCAATTCCATGGGCTCCAATAATACCATGGAGAATCATATCCATAGTAAGGTAAAGTGTATTCATCATCATAATAATCACTATAATTACTACCATAGCCATATCTATATGGATAATCATAAGGATAACTATATCCATAACCATATCCATAACCATATGGCTGTCTAACTATAATATTTTGCATATTACTACGTTTACTACTATGTGTATTTCCAGCCAAATAAATATTATAAAAAACAATTATACATATAACAATTATAACTATAACTATAACTATGCAACATATCTTAGCTTTTGTCATTTAGAATAATCAAATATTAAAATAAAGAATAAAGACTAGAGAATAATTGATACATATACCAGAAAACTTTTAAACTTAAGAACTACATATATCTAGATACTCAAACACTTAAATACATAAACTACTTGCAATGAATCACATAACATATCAAAAGCGCTCTATTATATGTATATTATCATCTATTAATATAGTTTTATGTGTTTTAGCAACTATATATACTAAATACTGGTATAGTTTTATATGGATACTTGCTCTTTCATCTGGTTTAAATAGTATTAATATCCTATTAATATTAGCCTATAAATCCTGTAAATTCTCTAATACTATAAAGGGAAACTGTTCAAATGCACATACAATATCCATACAACAACCATCACAGCTACAACCACTTATAACCCAGCACATAGCATATATTATACCTTGTTATAATGAAACTGCCAGTGAAATGAATAGTACTATAAAATCATTACTATGTCAAAAATATATTGCAGACATATACAAAACGCTAATTATAGTATGTGACGGAAAACTTGCTAAGAAAAATGAACCATGTACTGACTATACACTGATTCACAACATATTAAAACCTTATATTAATTTTAAGAAATCTTATAATATTGCAGATGCTTATAAATGTTGGAATGGTACACTATGTGATTTAGAAGTCTATACAGGTTTTATCCATTTTAGATTAAATTTAATATTAATAGTAAAACCTATAAATATAGGCAAACGCGATAGTATAGTATTAGTACGCCGACTTATTTACAATTATAATTGTCAATTGCAAGACCAGTTGCAAGATCAACTATGTGATAATGATCAGGTTAATGATCAGGATAATGACCATAATAAAGTCCAAAATCAACAGCATAATCAATTGCATAATATTATATCAGTTGAACTAATAAATATTTTTAATAATGGTCTTATAAATTTTAATATAATGCTGACACCTGTTAAAATAGATTATCTTATAGGAACTGATGCCGACACTATATTTGCAGATAACTGTAGCTATGAACTTATTAAATCAATAGAAAAGTTAAATTGTGGGGCAAATATGGAAGATGGTAGTGTTAGCAATAATTCAACTATTGGCATTGTTGGCTATGTAGATATTGCATTTAATCCAGGTCAAGTCAATAAGTGGAATTTACTTACAATGTATCAATATGCAGAGTATACTATTGCTCAATATATAAAAAGGCAAATGCAATCAGTAATTACACATAAAGTAAGTTGCCTATCTGGATGTGTACAATTATTATGTATATGTGAAGAAACTTGTGGTGAATTATTAATGCAAAAATTTAATAGATTACCAGAACCAACTGATAATATATTTGACCATATACGAAGTTATGCTAGTGAAGATAGGAATCACGTTTCACATATTTTTGCACTTAATCCAAAAATGCAATCATACCAATGCCTAACAGCAATTGCATATACACATACACCTGTAACTATACTTGGTTTTTTAAGACAAAGAAAGCGTTGGTGCGCAGGAGCATCTAGTAATGATATGTTACTCACAATGAATAGTAAACATAATAAATGGGAACGTATTAATACGTTTATTAGTGTTGGGAGTTTTGCATTAACACCATTTATATTTGTGGCAACTATTGAATTTATAATTGCATTAGTAGGTTTAATTTTGAATGAATCATCAGCATCATCTGCATTATTAATGTTATATTTGAGCATAATTATGCTTATCCCAATTACATATGCAACTGTAGTAATACCATTTTTAAGAGGTTTTAGTGTATGGGGAGCAGTATATTATATGAGTTGCATATTTGTATATTATATTTGTGGTAGCATTATTAATTTATCTGTATATATATATACTTTCACATATCTAGATGATCTTAATTGGAATATGAAAAAAACAGATCAAACTGTTTACTTAACAGAAATAGGAGAATCAAACAGACTAATCAGACCAAGTAGTTCAAGGGGGTCACCAGAAACACAACTCTCGCCACATAAAAATGCATTGCAAACAAAAATACAGAGACAAATAACCAACTATATTAATTCATTTAAGCATGAGGGACTTGAAAGACATAATTTATATGATGTTACAAATGATGTGGACAATGTAGTAAATCAAATAACTATTCCTAGAGATTTGCAAATTAGTACTTGTGAACTTAAACAATTAGTTTTATGCGAAATTCCTATTTTATCTGGAAATAGAAATGTAAGTATTAGCACTAAAGTTAGAAGTTGGTGGGAAAGCCTATTGAATTGGTTTGGGTATTCATCTGGAAATATTATAATAGCAGAGAATGATACTGTGCAAAATAATGGTGTGGAAAGTAATGGAATGCAAAATAATAATTATATATCAGAAAGTGATATTAATGGTATTGATTCAAGACATAAATTTGTAAATATGCCTAATATAACAGAACAAAACACATCTATTAATGAAGAGGATTTTGTGTTTTGGAATTGTAGTGATGTATAGTGTTTTGATATCTAGCACTTTGATATCTAGCACTTAGTAAATAAGTTGTAAACTTATAAAATCTAATATATCTAGAGTATAGAAATGTAAATGTGGAATATTGGTATAATTGGACTTGGTGTTTTAGGAAATGCTATATATGAAACTTTTAAAAACACAATCAACCATATTAAAACCATAGTATCCTATGATAAGTATAAGGGAATAGGCTCAATAGAGTCTATTAAGGATTGTGATATTGTGTTTTTGTGTTTGCCAACAGAATATAGTGACACACTATCACAATTAAATATAGGGGAAATTGATACTGTTTGTAAGCAGTTAGTTAAACTTGAATATAGTGGAATAATATTATTAAAATCTACAGTTGAGCCAGGTACATGTGAACAGCTCAATGCCAAATATACAAATCTCAAAATTATACATAACCCAGAATTCTTAACTGCTAGAACTGCACAGTATGATTTTGCTCACCAATTACACATTATATTAGGCTTAACATCATATAGCCATGTAGATTCCACAATGTATATAGTAAAGTTTTATAGTGTAATATTTAATGCTGTAATGTTTAATGGTATAATAAAAAATACTATAGTTGTAAATGATAATGATAATGATAATGATACTAATAATGGTGATCTAAGTTGTATGCCAAGTAATGCAGACGCGCCTATAATTTCAATATGTTCATCTCTTGAAAGTGAAACTATTAAACTTGCTTGCAATTCCTTTTATGCTACAAAAATCCAATTTTTTACTGAAATTAATTTGCTATGTAGTAAAATTGGTATAGAATATAATAATGTTAAAAATAAAATGTTAATGAATGGCTGGATTAATCCAATGCATACTGATGTGCCTGGTCACGATGGACAAATATCATTTGGTGGAGCCTGTTTTCCAAAAGATATAAATGCATTAAACTCATTTATGCAAAAAAATAATATAGTTCACAGAGTTATTAATAGTGTAGTTATCGAAAATAAGGAAATGCGTGGTCCTGTGAGTTGTGGAGCTGTGAGTTGTGAAGTTGTGATCCTGTAGTACAGTCAAATAGCTATTTTTAGATTAACACGACCATCTCGAAAATATGACTCATCCAAATCATTAAAGTACTCAAACGATTTATTTGTAGTCATAATAAATATTACATTTTTGTACATTGATCTATTAAATTTATCAAAGAATGTATTCCAATTGCTTTTATCTTTAATTTCAATAGATATGTCTTGATGCCTTATAATCGATTGACTATGCATTCTATCAATAATATTGTCAATTTCTTCAAGTACTATAATAAGTGGAGAATCAACCGATGGATTAATTTTATGATACATATTACATAGATTATCTCCCGGATCAGTTGGATTAAATGTGTCTACCAATGTAACTTTTTTATATTGATCCATTTTTATCATTTTCTTTACTAAAAGGTGTGATATCATTGATTTTCCACTTCCAGTTTTTCCATAAAGTAGTACAGCTGTATGTGGCCGCTCAGAATCTTGTTTAAAATTATTTAAAATAGTGTTAATTGCTTTTTTTTGTGGTTGTTGTTCAACCATATTAGTTATTGGTAATGTATATGGTTCATAATTTATATTGTAGAACGAACCACTTCTTTCATATGTTATAAGTGTTTTAACAATATCTTTACTTTTACTGTTACTTTTACTGTTACTTTTACTGTTACAATCTAAATTATTGCCATTTGCAAAATTAATCATATTTTCATAAAATACTGAACGACAGAGTATTAATAGCTCTTTAGATGGTTTTCCTCGCATATTATCATTTGATTGTATATAGCCAATATACCAATAGCCAATAACCCAGCTTTCTGGCTCATTATTATTCCAAATAGATGCAATTTTTATAGTATTGCTAAACTGTTGTAATTTTTGACCATTTACTCGAAAAAGTTTAATATTTATTAATGATAATGATAAAATTATTAACTGCCAAACATTTCCTATAAATGAACTACCAAAAATTAAAATGCTAGTTAAAATATCCATTGCTAGATGGTGATAGTAATATAATAATAATTTTACATCTAAATAAAACAATTTTATGTGAGCTTATGCAAGTTTATACAATTTAATAAAAATATAAATATATTTATTAAATTACTAGATACTAGATACTAGATACTAGCTACTAGCTACTAAATCCGATGAATAATTTTAAATCGTTTAATACTAAAAGCGATGAGCATGATGCAACATTTATAAAGGGTTATAAGCGATTGTTTACAAATACAACACTTGAACTAATTAGTTATTTAATTATATCTATTGTAGCAATTGCATTAATATATAAATATTCTAGAGACAGTAATGGTACTGTAACCTGTGATAACTATATTTTTAATACATATGTGTATATAATTCTATCTTTTGCTATTATGTCAATGATTTTTATTGGTTTAGAAAAAAGTTTTATTATTGATTACATTAAAAAAGCACCTGGTACATTGTTTATAATATGTTTTATAATTCTATGTGTAGTAAGATATTTGCTTTTGCTATATATTAAATCAACTGATACTATAACTGCCAATATTATATGGTTAATTGGAATAGTAATAGTTGGGTTTACTGCAGTAATTATGACAATATTTGTCAGTGATGTTTCACTTAAATTACTTTCAAATTCAAGTGATATATTATTTGTTTTAGGATTTTATAGCATTGCTATACTAATTATATTTGGATTAATAATGAATTATATACCTTATTTGCATACTATAAATTGGAACCTATATGGTGTAATATTAATTTATTCATATATTGTTGCACTTATTGTAGGTAGTATCTATATTACTGATAAAGGCAAATTAATGCATTTTATTAAAAACATGATGTTTTTATCAATTATAATATTTATAGTTATTATTGCACTTAATCATATAAATCTTATTGAAAAAGCAGGTAAATGTGGTAAATCTAATGATCTTATAGCACCAGATTATCCATCAGAAACATTTAACTTTATATATATGTTACGACGATTGATATTTGAAATATTTTTTTTACCATCTATAAAAATATAATCTTTTTATAAGTTAATTATAAGTTAAGTATTTGCTATAATTATTTTACATGGGTTTAACAAGTGCACCTTACAATCCACATGATAAATCAGTACCTGGTACTGAAAATATGGGATATTGTCCATATATGGACATTACAGCTCCTAATGGAGGTAGTTATACTACTTTAACACAGGGACTAATAACTGCAGAAAAACGTATGGGTGATGCTAATACTGAAATACCACCTCCACTGCCAAATGGTGGTCTCTTTATGGGACCACAAAGTAATGCTCCATGGGCTAATATCCCAGTAACTCCTAGCGATACTAATTTAATACATTTTAACTTACGCAGTGCAAATCCTCCAGCTGGAGCTACTCAACAATATGTTAGTACTGATCGGCTAGGCAATAATTATGCTCCTATGTTAGGTGTTTATTGGTATAATCCTGAAAATGCTCGTGGCATGTATCGAATGGCAGTTACACACACATCTGATAACAAGCTATAAGCACTTAACTTATTCCATTCACTCTATTTACTCATCTTCATTACGCTCTGTAAAATAATTCAGTATATCAGTAAGCAGTTCTGGTGGGCACTCACATGTTGGTATTAAGAGTCCATCATTATTATAAGTCATATGTTTTGCCGGCGCATATTTGTGTTTCACTAAAATTTGCCAACGCTCTTTATATTTTCTGTTTTTTTTATTACCATGATAATAATGTCTTATTACACCGGGAACATATCCTAGTCGGAGATTTAACATTTTACTCTCCATTTCAACAATGCTAGATAGGTAAGTAGTGTCAATATGTGAGCTAATACTTATTCTGGCATTACCAACAAGTGCAAGCGCCATATTATGATCACCACTACCAAGAATTGAATGTTCATATAATGAACCCATTTTCTCATAACCACGTCGTGTTATAGCCCATGCAAAACCTGGATGCCAATAGTCAGGTCCACTTAGCACATATTTTGCACCACGCTCATAATTGTAGCCAAAGCTTGTAAATGTGCGAATAGTACTTTCCCCTTTATCCATATCCATTGCAAGTGTAAATAGTTGAACAATATCTTTGTAACCATTAAGTATTTTTAAAGTATCTAGAGGCCATGTTGGACTGTCAAATTCAACATCAGCATCAATCCAAGCAACAGCTTTCCAAGTTGGTGGCAACAACTTTTTAATACCTATATTTATCATATTTTCCTTACTCCAAATTGGTGAACTGCGTGTTCGTAACTGTAAATGATGTGGATTTTCAGAGTTAGTTATATAAAAATCCTCATTATTATAAGCAAGCTCAACAATATATAATTGGATATTTGGCACTTTTCTCATACGGCGTATAAATTGTAAGGCTAGCTCATATCGCCGTTTATATAGGCAGGGATTTGAAACTACCGCAATAACATGTAGTATAGTATCTAAAGGCTCGTTGTTAAGAATTGTTTCTTTAGTGAGGTTTGTTTTATTATCAATGGGAACTTTAGCTATCCTTTAAAAGCCTATCGGTTATATATAAAACTCAAAGCTTAAGCTTTGAGTTAGGGGTGGCAATCTAAAATTGCCACTTTCCGATGGCTTTAGGCAGGAACTCCTGTAAAATGAGGGATGATTATAAATCATCCCGTCATTTAAAGGATATCAAGAGTAATAACTGTCATTATATTTTTTAGTCAATGTTCTAGATATATAAAATTTTTTAATTTTAATTAAGTTTAATTAAGTTTAATTAAGTTTAATTAAGTTTAATTAAGTTTAATTAAGTTTAATTAAGTTTAATTAAGTTTAATCAAATAAGTTTTAATTTAATATAAAAAAAATTAATGTAGTGTACCTATGAACAGTATATATGCAAATATATTACATATATAATTAGCAAAATGAGTGATATTAGTGGAGTTAATAATGGGATTAATGGGTCTAATGGGTCTAATGGGTCTAATGGGTCTAATGGGTCTAATGGGTCTAATGGGACTAATGGGATTAATAGTAAAATAGATATACCAGAATTAACACCATTATTTATTACTGATAATAATCAAAACTGCATTTCAAAATATAAAAAACAGTGGAAAATAAATTGTAAATGGAAATGTAATATGTTTAATATGACTGAAATTGATTACTTATTTGCTGTTTTACTGGCAGCTGGCATTGGTATAACTTTTTATATTGTATATAAAGCATAAAAAACAAACAAAAAATTTAAAAAAATATGCTTGTTAGTCTATACCCTTTCGGGTATAGGTGTATTTGGTGTCCTTTCGGACATCAAACCTGTGAACCCCTTTTAGGATTCAACTTTATTAGCCCCGAAGAGACTAATGCTGGAGAACCCCTTTCGGGATTCAGCGTGTCAATACTATTTTTATAGTATTAACGTGGCCACTCAATTTTGCTTGAGCGGTGGTTGTGGCTGTTATAAACTATCTTTTAAAGGATAATTCATAACAGCCAGCCGCCCAAAGATTAATTAATTATTATCGCGTGATAATAACGCAAACACATTAGTTGATATACACCTGATGGGTATTAATGGATATGTTCAATACATTAATCCCCATTAATAGGCGCAAGTGTTAAGTACGTTTTGCAACGTGCTTATGCATGTGTTCCAGCTATGCAAATTACGTTTCAACAGTCCAACATATACCTCAACAAAGTATTGTTCTTTAGAAAGTGAAGTGATTGTAATTTACTAACATTATATAAAAGTGTTATCTGGAGTAATTGGTTTTTTCCCAATTATCCGGATTATTACAGATTTAGTTTGCACTAAGTCTATAATACTTTCTTTATATAGTAAAATATATTCAATTTTAGTGAATATATTACTAAAAAAATTGAATTTTATAAAATAATTTTAATATATTATTACCCTAATTAGCTAATACACTTGCTAATACACTTTCTAAGTATGAACTTAATGGTACATATGAACTTAAAAATTATAGAGCAACATGCAAAATATGTACTTTGTATAAATAGCAAAGATGGAGCCGATAATGCTGTCAGTGATGCTGTCAGTGATGCTGTCAGTGATGCTGTCAGTGATGAACTTTTAATGATTATACTTGTAAATGAACCAATGGAACAATTTAATAATATATTAATACAGAATAATGTTACTAGTTTAGTATTATGTAGTGAATTTAATCAGCCAATTGATAATTTACCTATAAATATTGAAAAACTATATATGCAAAGGTTATATGGATGTCATTTTATATGTAAAGAAAATGATATGGTTACTAAAGATAAAATAAAAAATCTTATGCAATTGTTTTCAATGAGATGTCCTGCTATATTTAACCATCCTATAAATAACTTATCTATTGGTTTAAAAATATTAGTTATAACTTGGGAATATTTCTATTTTAATCATAGTTTAGATTATTTACCAGCTGGATTAGAAGAGTTACATATTCATTTAGAATATGTAAATAAGATGTTAGATAATTTACCAAATGGTTTAAAAACACTATCTATACAATTTAATGAACCATTAATTCTATTAAAAAATTTACCAAACAGTTTAACAGATTTATGTATTAATAGTTATAATCAAAAATGGAAATGTAATTTAGCTGATTTACCTCAAAGTATTATAGTTTTAGATCTAGGATTTTACTTTGATGATTCTTTAGAACATTTACCAGCAAATCTAGAACAATTAACAATGCATAATCAATATTTTGACATTGATACATTTTTAAAACCATATACTTTGCCAAAAAGCCTAAAACTGTTTGTCTGCTATTTTGAAAGCAATATGTGCCTATACATAAAACAGACTTATGATATACAAATATATTTTGATAATGAAGATAGGTATTGGTAATTGTGTTTTGTGTGAGCTGTGTGATGTGTGCATATTTTTTATACATAACCAAGACTAGGTTTTTTTAAACTTCTAGGCTGTTAAAGGATATGATATTGGTAAAAATATCTAAAATGCCTATAAAATTGATTTATATAAATTATACATTAAATATTATAAAAGTTAAAAAAACTTGTAAACTTTGTAAACCTTGCAATCCTACTCTATAATGTCAAGTACTTCAAATCCCTTAAAAATTATATACAGGGAGAACAATACAATAATGACACTTACTGGCGATGGTAAAATTCTCAATTCACATATAAAGGAAAATAGTGATACAGTTAGGGTGGTTGTTATTGATAGTATTTTCAATCACAAAAGCATTACAATGATAGCAAAACTGCCTAACCTTGAAATTATTCATATACAATGTTGGTCCAAGTTTAATCAGCCTATAAAATTCCCTCCAAGTTTAAAATATTTCTACTGTAATTCTACCTATAACCAACCAATTAATGATTTACCAAATGGTATGATATGTGTAGTTTTTGGTGACAAATTTAACCAGCCATTAGAAAGAATGCCACCTAATATGAAAATGGTTAATATGGAAGCTTGCTCAAATTATTCACATTCATTATCATTAGTAAACTTGTCTATTGGTTTAAGACATTTAAAGCTCGGTTTTGATATAAATCCAGATACTATATTGCCAGCAGGTATTAAGAGTGTGGAGTTTAAGACTAATAATACCTGTTATTATTGCCGTTTTAGTGGCAAATGTAATTCCATTTTTAATATTACGTGTATGAGCCACTGTATATTTGAACCATTTTGGTCTAATTTACCAGTATCAATTGAGAGTCTCATACTTACAGAATACCCGCCTTACAAGACTAATAAGGTTTATCTCAATGAAGGTATAAAATATCTTAAAATTTATAAGTTTGATGGAAATATTCACATACCTTGCAGTGTTACAGTATTATCTATTGAATTTGCTAATTTGCACCAAGTTTCAGCTACAGCAGCAAATTATGATTATAGTATTCCTCATCCTAGTTATCCTTCATATATTGAGCCCCACCCTGTCTATACTGATATCTATGCTTCCAGTGCTACAATTCCTGATACGGTTAAAAACTTAACTATTAAGATTAATTATTTTGATAATCAACAAGTTATACTATCAGCATATCGTATTAACAAATTTCCAGCTTACTTAAAAAAGCTTACAATTATTGCAAACTATTATACACTACTTGATAATCTAAATGTTGAAACTATTAAACTAATAAGAGTTCCTGAAGACTATCCCTATTTCAAAGAGATAAAGGCAATGTATCCAGATGCAATTATTAAACAAATTAAATTTAAGTATATTGAACACGAACACAATGATCACAGTGATGACGAATATGATTATGATGCTGATTCTGATGCTGATGATGATGCTGGTTCTGATGCTTGTGCTGAGGCTGATACTGAGACTGATACTGAGGTTAGTTCTGATGCTGAAGATGAGGCAAGGGCTAAGGCTGGGGCTGATTCTGATTTTGATGCTGGTGCTGATGCTGGTGCTGATGCTGGTGCTGATGCTGAGTCTGGTTCTAAGGCTGGTTCTGAGGCTGGTTCTGAGGCTGCCCCTGGGGTTGGCTAAAATATAGCTAAAATATAGCTATTATAACATTAATTAACAAAAATTGAATTTTATATATTTATTTTTTATTTATATTTACAGCAATGGCAACATATCCTGAACCTACGAGTACCGAAGGTAGCCCTGCAAAACCAAAAAAACAACCTGCTATTGCAAGCTTTGTGGTGCCTGCAAGCTGTTATGTTCCACGCAAGATTTGCGACCATCATATGGCGGTCGCTATGCAAGGTAAATTGCTTGCAATCTTGGCCCCGGGATGCGGTATTGAAGACAAACTCCGTCGTGCGTTTTTAGAATCACAACAACCTGACTCACATGATCCCTACAATATACTTACTAAACGGGCCTGCGCTATAAGTGCATGCGACATGTGTGATGCTGAGAATGAGTCCAACCGTGTTGATAGCACGCCTGTTTTTGTGAGTGTACCTCAGTATGGCTGTGACACTGCCCCTACCTCTGCCACTATCCCTGCCCCTGCATCTCGCAAACGAAAGGCAAGTGCAGAAATCCCAATCATCACATTAGATTAGAATATAATCTAGCCTTCTAAAATGTTTTTTGCATTTTTTTTGTAAAAATAGTAAAAAATGTAAATACAAACAAAAATTGATAATTTTACAGCATTACTAAATAGCATAAATTTGGATTCATTTACCGTGCTAATTGCCTTTGCAAATTCACCTGTAAACAAAATCACAAATGGCAGATATTAGATCTGCTGGACCTGCTGGACCTGCTCGGCCACCGCGCCCTCCCCTGGTTCCTCTCTTTACAAGCGCACCAACTCCTGGCACTGACGAATCAGCTTTTCCTAAAGATCCTGACAGTTTTGCAGGAATGTTGATGGCATTTTTATGCATTGGTTCTGTTGCTACTGCAAATATTCCTCGCAAGCTCAGTGACAATGGCATAACCCACATTTTGAATGTCAGCTCATTCCCTTCAATTCCAAACAACATCAACACACCAGGCATTACTACACTAGATTGTCCAATTGATGATTCGCCAAGTCAGTCGCTGTTTACAATTTTGCTGGCTGCTCTTGAATTTATTGAAACTGCAAACAAGGATGGGTGCAAAATCTTTGTGCATTGCCAAGCTGGTATTTCACGTTCAGTTGCAATTGTGATGTGCTACATGATTTGGAAAACTCACAACACCCCTGATGCGATTTTGACAGAAATCCAGAAGTATAGACCTTGTGCTGGTCCAAACATCGGATTTTCTGTGCAAATTGCACTATTTGCAAAGCATGCCAATGCTGAGTGCAATGTTTCTCTACCTCTTGCGGAAATTATCAATTTAGCTGAGACAGAATACAATGCTTTGATGGCTAAACAAAAATAGTTGTCATTGGCGTTTAACTACTATATTTTTTTCTTTTCTTAATAGTATAGTTATTAACAATCTCCAATATGACTACAGAAACAAATTCTACAGTGGTGGCAACCACTATCACTACAGCTATGGATCAACTTTTGCTAGCAGAGCTTGCAGCTTTAAAGACTAAATTTACTAGTGAAATGTCTAATATAAATAAAGTACTTACAACTCTAACAAAAAAACTCAATGCTGATAAGTTAGTAACTGCAGAACCCTGTCAACAGCAATCACCTACACCTACACCTACAACACAAGTTGATGCTAAAGTTGATGCTAAAGTTGATGTATCTATTGAAACACCAGTGCTAGATACTTGCAGAGATGCTTGTGCAGATATATGTCCAGATAGGATTGAAAATGTTGAGATTTTTTTTGCAATGCCAGAGCTATCTAGCAAAGTAAATTTTAGTGAATTCATTATAAAAGTATTTGTTAGTTATTTTGAAAACATTATACGTTTTATTGTTAAGATAGTATCTGGTTTGTTTGAAGCATTACCTATGTATCTAATATTATTTAAAGTAATTTTACTAGTTTCACCACTATTAATGAGATTTTGCAAGCGTGCTGAAGTGCCACTTATGTGCAGTACTACTACTTGACAAGTGTGATTAGTGTGATTAGTGTGATTATTAAGTTTTTATATTTTATCCTTTATCTGTTATCCTTTATCTGGTATATTAGCATTTTTGTAAGAATAAACTATAAAATTGAAATTTATAAACTGCAAAAATATTTTACTATAATTTTTGCAAGCGATTTATTCATATTGCAAAATACAAATGGCATCAGCTGTTTTTGTTGCACCTGCCCCTGCACCTATCTCTGTCCCTGCACCTACACCTAATATAAGTGAACTATTTAGTAATCTACCTCCCCACGTAAAAATTATTAAAAGCAAGGAAACTTTAAAAGATTATAGAAACATGTCAGCCCTCTTAAAATGTGATCCACGTTTTAATCCCAATATTGTATCAATATATAAGGTTGAAAACACATTACAAACAGGTATTTGCAGCCATTCAGGAAGGCATATGGTTGAGTTAGGCATTAACCGCAATATACAAAGTGTATTTCACGCAACAAGTATTGAAAACTTGAAATCTATTTGTATTAAAGGAATTGATATTCGTATGTCTGCATCAGGCAATTTTGGCCATGGTTTTTATGGAGCATTAGGTCCACAAGGACCATTTCACGCAAACAAATTTTCTAAAAAATTTGGCAAGCCTGATGAGATACGTGTATTACTATATTGCAAAGTCTTAGCTGGAAATATGTATGTAGTACCAAAAGGCGAAGCACGCCGTAATTTTGTGTGTGAACCTGATGGCTATCAATCTGTTCTTGGCGAATTATCAAATGGCCAAGAGCTTGTAATTTACAATAACAATAACATATGTGTCACCCACTTTATACTATACCAAGTTCATGATGTTTCATATGAGTTAAGTTTAGGATACAAACCAAACTCAGTGCAAGTTTTAGCTTCTATATTTGGTAAATTAATAAGTCGTGGTATGTATATTAAAGAGCAGGAAAAGATAATTGCTCAGATAAGTGACTTAATTTGTAAGCGTATTTCATTTGATGTATTTGTCGAAAATATTAATACTTTACAGGATGGGTTTAAAGACCTTAGTTGTATTCATATATTAAAGGATACACTTCAAAAATATTTTCAAATATACAATGAGTGTATTACTATTAAATCAATTGAATTAATTACAAATTCTGTTAATATTTCAAATACTATTATATCAAATGCCCTAGCAGCCCCGGCACCTATCCAAGCGGTCCCGGCACCTATCCAAGCGGTCCCGGCACCTATCCAAGCGGTCCCGGCACCTATCCAAGCAGTTCCGCTCGCTATCCAGGCACCCCCGGCACCTATCCAGGCAGCCCAGGCACCTATCCAGGCAGCCCCTGCAAATATTTCTAACAAGGAATCAGATTCTTCTAATGTATCTGAACACAAAGCAAAACGAGTTAGATTAGAGGAATAATCTATATGTTATTCTATGTGTTATTCTATATTTTTTTGTCAATAAGTGAATTAAAGCAGGAAAAATTGAATATAAATGGTTATTTATCTAATAAATATTAACAGTATTAACAGTTTGCTGTTCTTGTTTTTTCAAAACAATTTGTATAAAGTACAATACATTAACTACATTATCTACATTAGCTACATTAACATGCTTGCATATCCAAAGATACTTGAGAAAGCCGCTAAAATTAAGCATAGTTACTTTATTTATGAAAGAATAGTTACGCCAGTTGATAGCAAATATTTTAATGATACTTTTATGAGCCTTATTAAAATTAGTATTGATTTAGACAAGCTCATTGAGACTTGTATAATTCCTATTGATGGCATTATTTATCATAGAAAAGACCTATATAAGAATGATGATGCAGTGCGTGAAGTTAAACGGACTACAGCATATATAAATGAGGTCAAGCATTACTGTGATAAATATTACTATATTGCCAAAATACAATTTGGTGATGAACACTATATAGTACAAGTCATTTTCTATAGTATTGAATCGCAATTTATATTGCCATCAATTCTTATGGGTTCTCCTGCAATGTCAACTATTGTACAACGCCACTTACATATAAGTAACAATTTCTATAGCACTGATAACAATGCATATTTGGTTATTTTGGACAATTTACACAAAAACTTGCACGGGACATCTGAAATCTATGACTTATCAACCCATATTGGCCGATGTGAACCGGAAAGTATTGGGATGCGTACGCGTCTCTATGACTACCAATTAAATGATTTAAATAAGTTAATAAGTCGAGAGATCAAACCTATTTTTGAAATATTTACAAGTGACAAAATTCTTATGTTTGAGAATGGATTAATTTTTAACTATAACAAATCAAAGTTTGTCGAGATTGATGAAATTCGCGCTATACCCATAAAAGGTATTGTCTTAGCACATCAACCAGGTACTGGGAAATCGCTAATTGTTTTGGCATATTGCCAACTTCGCCCCTGCCAAACAGCAATTATTGTGCCCGATCATCTTTATGATTCTAGACATTGGGATATGGAAATCCGCAAACATTTTATCAATCCCGACAAACTTGCTGCACATGTTCACATATTTTCCTTCACACAGTTCTCCACTCTCACACCTGATAAATACAATCAGTTTGCGGCAATCTTTATTGATGAAGCTCACGAGATATACACACTTAGTGACCAAGATAGTACTGACAAAAAAATGATGCAAATACATCTCTACAAAATTCTTACAAGTACAACATGCCAATTTAAGTGTCTTATTACAGGAACGCCTTTTGCAGCAGGTGCAGATTCTCTTTACAAAATAATTAGTATGCTAACAGATTCCACATTTAACTATATGCCATTTATTCGCAATCGGATTTATGAGCCAACACTTAAATTATTATTTGCACGCAACACTTTAGAGAGTGTTAATCGTGAGTTGAACCTCCCTCCTATAAGTTACAATAATGTACTTCTTACATTTACTCAGTTTGAGCGGGATATTATGGAATCACTTTTGGCTGCAAATATTGAATATGCAGATATAGACCCTACTCAACGCTCTAGCAAATTTGTTAATGTTGAAAAAATAAGAAAAATATTGAGTAATGTGTTAACTGCTATTTTATATGATGACAGTGATAAAGGATATATTAATCTTACAATTGAACAGATTAAAGAACTATTTCTTACTCAGACGCAAAATGAGTATTGTGAACACTCTCAGATTCTTAGTGAATTATATTCTCGTCTAAAGCAATTGCTTTTAATTAAGCAGGAAATTCTTAAGCAGCTTGATAGAGGTCAACCCATAAGTATGAGTGGTATTATGGCAATGATTCGTAGAAGTGATAGTGATGGTCCAGTTGCATCTGCTGCAAAAGACCAACTGGAACTGCCACACCAGTCACATCAGTCACACACTTCTATTCATGACAAATGTCGTGAACTGACTGAGGTTAATCATAATATTGTACATTTTAATGATCTTATTTTCACTAAGACACGTGAAGTGGAGTCTAAGAAAGCTGTCTTTGACCGCTATAGCAAGATTTACAGTGTTATTGAATCTGCTGAAACTGCTGTTGAAACAACAGAACCTATTAATATTAATATTATTGATGAGGATAGTGTGTGTGCAGTTTGCCTGTCACCAGTGTGTAAACCTGTAGTATATTCATGTGGTCATTTCTTCTGTAAATTATGTAGTGATAATATGCGGGTAAGTGGGTCTGTTTTATGTCCTACTTGCAGAAGACCAACACCAGATGATAAGCTTATTATTATTACAAATATTAAAGAGAAAAAATTTTATGGTACAAAGGTCAATTATATTGTAGAGATGATGCACTGTTCTCCTTTGGATGAAACATTTATCATTTTCACTCAATTTGACCGTAACATCAATGCACTAGCAGCAGTATTAACTGCCGAGAGCATTACAAATGTTATTTATCACACTTGGCAAGATATCTCTGATTTCCGTGATGATCATAAGAAAGTTATTATTCTATCATCATTGAATCAACCATCTGGCATTGATCTTAGTTTTGTGTCTAATATTATTATCCTCGAACCACCAAATGGTGAGTTTTCATTTCGACGTGATATGGAACGCCAAATTATTGGTCGTATATTACGAATTAATCAAACTAAACCAGTCACAGTTACACGGTTGGTTATTGAAGACTCAATTGAAATGCAGCTTTATGTTGATTTGTAAGTATGGATGCATTTGTAAGTATGGATGCATATGTAAGTATGGATGCGTAACAAAAAAATATAACTTATCAATTAACAATTAACAATTAATTAATAATTAACAAATGATTATTACTAGCATCAAGACGATGTGTTAGTTTGTCTTGTAATTTTTTATTATTGTAAATTTTTATAAATCTTAAATTTGCTGGTAACTTTAAAATATTAATATTATCAATATGTGGGCAATTTATATGTAAATTATGAAGACATTTAGGTAGTTTGGAAATTGATTGATTAAATGCAAGAAGCGTTAAATATAATTCATTAATGCTATTAGATAAATAATTTATTGAATGATTAAAAGTTTCTGATGAAATTTGAAAATATTTTAATCTACAAGGTAAATTGTCAATTGATTGATTAAAAATATTAGAATATATATATAATGTTAACAAATTAAAAGGTAAATTATTGACTGGGTGATTAAATATATTTCCATTTATATATAAATATTTTAATGTTGGTGGTAAATTATCAAGTGGTTGATTAAATTTTATAGTAAACATACTTAACATTTCTAAACCTGAATATATCACTTTTTCATTTTTCCTATTTTCTAATAAATTTTTCTTGCGAAGTGTTTGTCGTGTATTAATAATATCAATATTTTCAACACCAGGTAAATTATTTAAAGGTTGATTAAAAATGGAAGAGCATATATATAATTTTTTTAATAATTTTGGTAAATTATCAAGTGGTTTATTATAGTTTGTTTTTATATCCAATATTTCCAAATTAGGTGGTAAACTATCTAGATAACCACAATATTCTTTACATGTGTAAATAAATAATTCTTTTAAGGGAAAAGGGAGATTATCTAGTGAATATGAATATTTTAATGTACTTATAGTTAATGATAGTAGATTAGGTGGTAAATTATCAAGAGGTTGATCATAGTTCCCATAAAGTTTTATACTTTTAATAGTGCTTGATAATTTATTAATAGGGCAATTAAATTTAATTATTTCTTGGGTAAATGATTGGAAGTTAATAGATTCAACACCTTCTGGAATCCAATCTAAAGGCTCATTATAATCTGAAGGTAGTGTTATATGTCTAAATTGCAACTTTAAAACTGCATCTTTACAAAAATGCTGCCTTATTATTAATTTATCATCAATAAAACTGTATTTCATTTTTAATTGAGGGTGAATTGAATAATGTGAGGTATGCAAGTATACAAGTATATATAATAAAAAATAATAGATTGTATAATCAATTTTATATGTGGTTATATATGGTTGTATGGTTATGTAAACTTGTTCATTGCATTTGCTTACCAATCAATATATGTAATATTTAACTGGGGGTATTGTAACTTTAATTCATTTTTTTTAGAATAATAGGTGTATAGTGATAAGTTTTTTAAATTATCTGGTAAGCATTTAAGTGGTTGTTGAAATTTTGAAAATCGTGTAAATGTTAAAGTTTCCAATGAACTAGGTAAATTGTCAAGAGGTTGATTATACTCACGTGAGTTAATAATAAGTGTTTTTAAGTTTGATGGTAAGCAATCTAGAGGTTGATTATATGAAAAACATATAATTTCTAAATATTCAAGATTTAAAGGTAAGTTAGTTAACTCTTTATTAAAATTTGATAATGATAGTATTAATTTTATAGTAGTTTCAGGCAATTTTTCAAGTTGTTTATTAAAACCATCAAAACGTGTATAGATACAGTTATTATTAGTATATTCAATATAAAAATTGTTTTCTACTTCATCATCAGACATAGTTTTAAATGTTTACTAATTTTATTGATACATTGAATAATCAATTTTATTTAATTTTATAAAAAAATAAAAAACAATTGATAATTTTCAAAAAAAATTATAAAAGTTTAAAATTCATTCTATCCTTTAAATGACGGGATGATTTATAATCATCCCTCATTTTACAGGAGTTCCTGCCTAAAACCCATCGGTTATATATAACCGATAGGCTTTTAAAGGATATATGAATGAGTAAATAATGAATTACTGGAACCAAACCATCATGAACAGAAAAAGCATCACTACTACTACCACCACTACTACTACTACCACCACTAACCACCACCACCACAGTGGCCACCACCACGGAAACGGCCACCACGGCCAGGATTACTAAAACCAGGACCACTAAAAACCAGGACCAGGAGCACCAAAACTTAGTCTAGTGATATTAGGCATATTGCCACCAGGACCACCACGACCAGGACCACCACGACCACGACCACCACGACCAGGACCACCATGACTAGGATCACCAAAACCACGACCACCAAAACCACCAGGATTACCAGGATTACCAGGACCACCACGACCACTAAAACTAGAACCACCAAAATCACCAGGATTACCAGGACCACCATGACTAGGATCACCAGGATTACCAGGATTACCAGGATTACCAGGATTACCAGGACCACCAAAACTAGAACCACGACCACGACGACCAGGACCAGCAGCACTATAAGGAGTATGAGTGTGTTGGTATTGTTGTTGTTGTTGTTGTTGTTGGTTTTGTTGTTGGTGTTGTTGTTGTTGTTGTTGTTGTTGGTATTGTAGTAGTAGTTGTTGTTGTTGTTGTTGTTGTTGTAGTTGTTGTTGTAGTAGTTGTTGTTGAGCCGCTTTTTGTTCAAGGTATGCAGCCACATTTCTTGTTTTGATTTCCCTTTTTATCTTAAGTTGTGCGGCCATACGTGTTTTGGTGTGCATTCTGTCTTTGGCGGCATTATGTGCTGGATATTTTTTTCGCGTCATTGGGATTATTGGGATTTTTTTTGGTGGTGGACGGTTTTCACCTCTCATTGTCTCTATCTCTCTCTCTCTCTCTCTCGTTATCTCACTCTCTATCTCTATCTGTCTCTTTCTCTCTCTCTCTCTCTCTATCTCTTCTCTCTCTCTCGCTCTCCGCTCTCTATTCTTTCTCCAACGCTCTCTATCTATCTCTCTCTGTATCTCTCTCTGTATCTCTCTCTCTTTCTCCAACTCTAAGTTCTTTATCCGTGTCTCTCTATCTATCTCTATCTGTCTCTTTCTCTCTCTCGCTTCTATCTCTTCTCTCTCTTTTCTCTGTTGCTTTAGATCGGGATTCTCTCTCTCTGCTTTATCTCTCTCTATCCTCTTTCTCTCTCTCTCTCTCTGTGCATCTCTCCCTCTCACGAAAGCTAGCTCGCTCTCTCTATCTATCCTTTCCTTTAGTAAGGGGGGAAGAGTACGAATCTCAAGTTTCGATTTTTTTTCCATTCCAGCAGCAATAAAATTACTATTTTTCATATAAGTACGCGTTGGATTTTTCCATGAGTGTTCTCCTACAATGGTATAAGACGGTCTGTTATTTTCTTCAGAAACAACAGCTTGATCATTTTCCAGAACATCTTTGAGGCAATTACTTTGCAGTTTTTCATATGAAAATAGAGAACAAAAGAGCCATTTACTTACTAATTTTTTATAATAAACTCTCATATTAGTTTGCTTGTTGTCTTCATTCTGATTATATGTTTTGATTTCATCTTGTATATCTTGATGATATGCAACATAATCAGCCAAAACATCCATATCTTTATAATTAATTTCTTTCTGTATTTTACTTAATATTTTTTTGTATATTTTCGCGTGTATTAATTTATGTTTAAGTGGTGTTATTGTAATATTTTCTAATAAATTGTCAGATAAGTATATTTTTATTATAGAGCAGTATTGTTTATACATTTCCGTTTTATCTGCATCTGCGTTTTCTCTAATTTCTGTTCTATATTCAAGCCAAGTATTCACTATATATGGTATTATAGTTTCTATTTTCTGTTTTAGTTCTTTTATAAATTTATCTTCTTGATTTTCCATAAGCAATGAACTTATATGAAAACTTATACAATCTTTATATTTTGCTTCATTATGAATGAATTGTATACAATGTTCAACTATGGTATCTAATTCTTTTTGTAGTCCTTCATTTGTAAATTTATCTAAATTTTGTTTTACTTTACTGTATATTTCTCTTTCAGCAATTATTTCTGTATTTGTACTTTTACTTTTTAAGTAAGATTTTATATCTTTAATACATTTATTTTTTTTATATTTATCATTTTTTTTATGTTCATCATTTTCATCATTTTCATCATTTTCATCATGTACGTCATTTGCAATATTTTGTGTAGGACATCTTAACCATATTTCCATTATATCTTTTGCAATTTTAGTTATAGTTTCATTTTCTTGTTTAATATTTTCACTATTTTCACTATTTGTATTAGACATATTTTATTAAAAAATAATGTTAATATGTTCAGATATTAGTAGATATTAATTAGATATTAATTAGATATTAATTAGATATTAATTAGATATTAATTAGATATTAATTAGATATTAATGTTAATAAATGTTAAAACAAAAAAATAACTTATACAAATTGATTTACAGTTTAAGAACAGTTTGCTTGATCATATGAGTGCTAGGGTTCTAGGGTGCTATCCTGGTATCAGATAATAATTTAATAACTGATGCTAGGGTTCTAGGGTGCTATCCTGGTATCAGATAATAATTTAATAACTGATGCTAGGGTTCTAGGGTGCTATCCTGGTATCAGATAATAATTTAATAACTGATGCTAGGATTCTAGGGTGCTATCCTGGTATCAGATAATAATTTAATAACTAGTCAATTTGCAATGTATAAATAACTAAATTTATTCGTCTTCTAAGATAATTAATTAAATTGTATGTAGTTGTAATAATATACTGTGTTTCCTGTAAAGTTTTAAACCATGCATTATCATCATAAAAATACCATTTATCTTTATATTTAATATAGCACATGTAATGACCTTCTGGTCCAAATGCAATAGCATTAAGATTATATATATTATTATTTTCATTTATTATATTATCAAAAATAATAGGGTTTTCACGGATTGCATTATATTTAAAACATAACTCTTTAAATGTATGGTTTATGCAATCATAAGTTTTATATGTTTCTACTATTGGTTTAGTATAATAATTATTATATAGTTCAACAGCTTTTTTTAAATTTAATTCAGTTTGTGTATATTCAGTTGAAACAGTTGAATCAGTTGAAACTGTTGAATCAGTGCAAAAAAATTGTAATTTAACAATATTAATATGTGCACATAATAAGTTTAAATAATTATATGCAATTTGAAAAGGGGTAACTTGCAACATTATTGCAAAAATTTGTTTATAGTTTTCATTAGAGTCAAAATATTTTTTAATAATAGTATCATAAATTTCACCATTACATACATATATGTTTAAAGGTATGTTGTCGGATGTAATATTTTTTATTAGTATTTGAATTGTTTTATTAAAATTTTCTTTATTTGAACATACTTTTCCTGGTATATGGTTATAATATTCTAATACTTTGTTTATATGTGGTGATATATTTTTTATTATAGTTTTTTGAATTTTAGTATATTGATGTTGATGTTGATCGCTTGTAATTTGTATATTTAATCTGTGTAATATATTTAAATCTATTAACTTTGAAAATAAAATTCGATCATTTAAATTTATTTGATCCATATCATTATTTATTATTATATTTATAAAATCTATATAGTTATCACTTATAAGCTCTATTTGGTTATTTCCTTCTCTTGGAATATTTAACAATTCAATAATAAAGTTAATATCATCATCATAATAAATTTTATGTTCATAATCAGATCGTCTAGGTATAAAATAAAATATTTTATATGGTAAAATAACAGGGCAACTTGGTATAGTATACGGATCACCGTGTATAAAATTTGAATTTTGCATATTTGAGCAAATATAATAAGCATCTTTATCTGGTTTATACTCAAATCCTTGTGCATATAATGGAATATTAAATATTTTAAATAAATCTTTTAAAATATCATCAATAGATCCTCTTCGTCCATTAGTAAATAGTGTTAATTCATGAGTACTATAGTTTTTTTTTTTTAATATAGGTAAAAATTTATTAAATTGTGTTCTTAAATTTTCAACATTTATTCTTTTTTCCCTTATATCAAATATAGTATCAACTGTGCTTTTAAATTGTGTTTTTAAAGTTAACATTTTACCATTGTCACTAATATCACCATTAAGCTGATCAGTACTATATTTAATATAATCACAATTTGTGTTATATTGTGCATTATTATTCGTAAAAAATAAATTATAAAATACAGGTGTATTTACAAATAAACAGGTAATTATTGTATCCATAAAACATGAATTATTAATATACTTAAGTAGCGGTAATGCAAGTAAAGTCTTAGCATCTGCAGTTTGATTCTGTATTTGATTCTGTATTTGATATATAATACTTGAATTATTATTTTGTGGGTTTGTGATAGTGGGCGTATTACCTTTTGTTTTATTATTGGGTTCTTTTGGGTTTTTATAGTTAGCAATAGCAATGCGCTTATTTTGTTCATCAAGGGCAAGTATTATTTCATTAGATTCTTTTTCTAAAATTTCTTTCTGTTCTGTAGCTGTAACTATACGTGGATTTATTGTATCTAATAATAATTTTCTTATATTTATTAACTTAATTGTTTTAGGTGTGTTAGAGGGGTAACTTTTTGTTTCTATTAACCTATTTAAAATATATAATTCATCCTGTATAGCTTTAGACTTAATTTTATTTTGTTTTTGTGCATAGATTAATTTATTAATGTTTACTATATAGTCAGTATCGTTATTTGTTTTATTTTCATATTTTTTTTTTAATGTTTTTTTATAAACAGCAAATTTTTTTAGGTGTGTCTTTTTAGATTTTGTATATTCTTTATCTAATTTATATAGTTGCATGTTTGCCTCTTTTTGTATTTTGGATATTTTGGACAATATTGTTTGCCAGTATGCATTTGCTTCTTTTGTTAATGCTTGAGTTTTTTGAGTTTTTTGAGTTTTTTGCAAAACATTATTACGTAATTTATTAATTATAGGTGATTTAAGCCTTACAAAATTTGCATGTTTGTTTGTATTATATACTATTGGTTGTGTACCCTTAATTGGCGTGGTAGATGTTCTTGGACCATTACCACAATGTTTTTTTTGTTGTTGTGTAGCAGCTAATAAGTAGCTAATTATAGGATGTTTAAAGCTAATTTTTGCGCTTCTTATTAATTTATTACCTATATTATCATCTTTATAATCCTGTTTTAAATAAGGAATATAATATGCTAAACATTGTATTCTATTATTAATTCTATTATTAACTAATTTTTTATGATTTATAATTGATATTATTTTGCTATTATGGTATATAAAATCTGAATTTGCATTACCATTTAATATAATATTATTTAAATTTACATTAAATTTTTCACTTATCTCTTGAGGAAAATATAAGTTTATATGACTACTTAAATTTTGAGCTGAAAAATCAGTTAATTTTAAAACATTTGATATTAATTTAAGTGTTTCTAAAAATTCATATATATTTGGTGCAAGTTTATTAAATTTATATGTGATTTCACCATTAATTAAAATTGTAGATACTTGTTCTAATAATACTATATCATATTTAACACTTACTAATATTTCATGTAATTTTAATAACCAATATAATTTATATGGTGTTATTTCAAAATATAATTCATTATTATGCTCTTTAAGAAAATTATTATGTGCATATTGTTTAATTAAATCTATACATTTTTTTGTATAATTAAAACTATTAGTATCATATATTATTTCTTTATTTAAAATAGTCATATCTAAATATATATTAAAATTTGACATATATGTAAAATTATATTTTTCATCACAAAAAATTTTAGCTATATTATAGTTATTTATAGTTTCAAATGTGTCTAGTTTTGTGTCTATCATTTTTTTACTATTAAAAAAATAATTTGTATTTAATAAAAAATTAAATGGATTATTACATTCTAATTTATCTAATTCTAAAAAATTTTTTAATTTTTTAGAATTGTCAAGTAAATCATTATTATTATTATTATCTATAATATCATTTAAATTTACAGAATATGTAATTTTATAATTAATTATTAAATCATTTACATTTATTTTAATATTTAACATATTTAAAAACAAAATTAAATGTTTTTGCAAATCACTTTCCTCTATATCATTATTATTTCCAAGTAAAATATTAATTGTGTTTTTTAATAAATATTTAAAATTTATATTAATTGAATTATTTGAATTATTTGAATTATTTGAATTATTTGAATTATTAGAAGATAATGTTTTTGGAAGTAATATTTCATGTAATTTTAATAACCAATATAATCCATAAAAATTTATAACTATATATTTAATACCTTTATCATATATTACAAAATTATTAATAAAAAATGTTTTAATCATATTAAGACAATTTTTTGTATATTTAATAATTTTAATATTATCATTATTGCGATTTTTATTTAAAAATGTTGTATCTAAATATTCATTATAATATGAATAATATTTAAAATTAACAGGATTTTTAAGTGTTCCAATAAATCTTTTAAAAATTCCATATTTATTAGTTTTATTAGTTTTATTAGTAGATTTATTTTTTTTTGTAGTACCAAATAGTTTATAAAAATATGAATGTAATGTGCGAGGTATACTTTTTTTAGGTGCTGGTGCTGGTGCTAGTGTAGTGTCCATTATATTATTATATATAATAACTGTAAATATATAGTTTATTTAGATTTTTTTTTATAAAATACTTTTTTAATTTCACCATTAATAATTCTTATCTCTCCAACTGGTTTAGGTAATCGTACACGCCCTACTATACTTTTATCATAAATAAAAGTTTTACCATCACTATTAGCCTCGACTGGATAATAATACATTATACCTTTAATTGAAATTGTTTTAAATGCAGTTGACACTATCTTTTCTTGTGCTAAATCAATAGATTCTACTGTATCATCAATATCAGGAGTAAATAGATAATCTGAGCGATTTTGCGTTGCATAATCTAGACACACAAGTCCCTCATTTACAGGATTCATTTTATTATCATGATAATTTAATGCGCAATCAAATGCGCTTTCTTTCATTAACTTTTGAAATTCGTTAATTACAATTTTCTTGCGTTCAGCTAAAATATATAAATACTCATCACTTGTTACAACTTTATTTTTCTTATCTGCTAGAGCAGGATTTGGATATTTATATGTATCTAAACGCACATCAGGATATGAAATTTTGCTAACTTGTAATGGTGTAATAGTAGCCATATAAATAAATACCTCAACATTTCTATCAATAACTGGTAATTTCAAATGTGATTCATTACGTACACCTCGACCAATCACCTGGTCAATTAATACAGGTTGCCAATATGGCTCCATAATATGTATCTGGCGTACCTCTTTTAAATCTAAACCTTCAGCACCTGTGCGTGTTGTCATAAGCATTTGAACAACTTCACCATAATGATTTGAATCTGCAATTTCTTTTAGTTGTTGAACCAATTTTTCACAGGATGCAGGTAATTGATCCCATAAACTGTTATAAACATTGCGATAGATTTCACGTATTTCGCGGTCTTCATTACCAGTGTAAAAAAGAAATTTGCGTTTACGGTAATTTTTCGCTTTCTTTTTGCCTTTCCCTATGCATTTCCCTTTCCCTATGCATTTCTCTTTCATTATCTCATTTCCTTCTTTTTCTTCTTTTGCGTCTTGCATATCTTTCTGTTCATCACTATCATCCAATTCCCATTGTTTATTTACTTTTTTAACTTTAAATGGTTCCCATTCACCTGTTTGCATTAATGCATATGAAAATGTATTAAGACCTATTAAATAGCGAAAATAGCTATATACTAATATTTTCCCTGGCGATTTTTGAATGTTTTTAATCATTTCAAGATATTTAGGTGAATGTTTGGCTAGACTACCATTTGATATATCTAAATACAGAGCCCGATTTTTATAAATAATATTAAGATATCGTGCTTTAATGTATTTAATTATTTCGTCTTCACGCATTTCTTCTATATTTGTAACAGTCATATCAAACTGGGAATCTTTGTCTGCTAACATTTCTATAAATTCTGCATTTTCTGCATTATTTTCATTATCATAAGGGCTGCCTGTTTCTTCAGGAAATACAAATGTGCAGGCAAGTCGGCTTTTAATACGATATGATGTTGCAGATTCATTATCACCAGCTTTCCGTTTTTTAAAACGTTCTTTTTCAAGTTCCTGGTGGCGAAACCGTTCATAAACACCAAATTGATATGTACTCATAGGAATTCGCACATAGTTAATTGGTAATAGCTTAGGGTACTTAGATTTATCTTGATATTCATAGTAAGAGGTTAATCCTGCAATACGCCGCTTAATAAGATCAATATGTTTAAGCTTATTAAGATCTGGATTATAAAATCGTTGTTCAAATTCGACTTTATTTTCAGGAAGCGCAGTTTCCAATTTTATATCAATATTGATTTTATATCCTTGTGCTGCGATAATTTTAGTCACTTGCTCGGCAAAAGTGTCTATGCTAATTATATCATCTGGTTTATTTGAATAAAGAATGCCTTTGCCATTAACATCATTAATAAAATAATCTGGATTTTTTGAAACTTTCATAATCTTATTTTGATAATTTATAACAATTTGATCAACAAATCGGTTTTTAAGTAATAAATATTTTAAATTATCATAATTTATTGTACTTTCAAAGCTACTTTTGAACTTGACAATTAATGTTGGCATATATCCACGCAAAATATTAAATATACGTGTGGATTCAAATACTTGGTTAATTAATGGTGTTCCACTTAAAAATATGTATTTAGGATTCTTAGCTTTCATAAATAGCTCATAAAATCGTGGGCCTGACTTACTAGTTTCAGATACCATAGTATTGCCCATATTATGAACTTCATCAACAATAACAACTTTTTCATCAAAAATATCATCAGCTAATGTGCCGATTAGACGAGTATTATCGGTATGCAAAAACTTAAATCTAGCTTCAATAAGATAGTTTATCTGGATACGAAGTTTTTCACGTAAGTCTTTAGTTAGGCTACTATAGTTTGCATCATCTTTGCTAAAATCTATGAAAAAAGCGCCACCATTTTCAATAATACTTTTGTTTGGAATATTGAGTATTGTGGTAGCAAACTCACGTTCATCTTCAGTATTACAAGATTTGAATACCCAATGATTGTGTGTTTTCATATAATCTGTACCACATTGTAAAATTTCTTTACGAAAATTATCTTCAAGGCTAGTTTTACTAAGAATAATAACTTCTTTTTTAGTTTGAATTGCTTCAGAAACTGCAACAGCTGCGCATGTTTTACCAACACCTAGACCAATATAAAAAAGAAGACCACGAGCAGGACTTTCACCTTGCATAAAATCACGAGTAAGTCGCTGTATATTATTAAGGTGTAGCTGCTCTGTGTTTACTCCAGTTGTAGGTGTCCCTTTATTCTTTTCTTTGCTTTTGCCAGTATAATTATTTTTAGCAATTGCTTTTATTTGTGCAGATGCATTTCCTGTTTCATATTTGGAAAATGTAGTTAAAACCCAATCATAAAACCGTTTTCGGTTAGGTAATTCCCAAATTTTAGGTCGTACAATATCTTCATTAAGAGGAATTTTATATTGTGTAAAGTTGTTAAACTTACTTAGCTTACTTGACATATTATTATCAGGCTCATTTACTAATCCAGTTGATAGAATTGATATATGTTTTAGAGGTTCTAAAGGTTCTATAGGTTCTAGATCCTTTTGCATTTTTGATTTATTTGGAAATAGATTATTATCAACATCACTATCATGTTTATCTTTTTTAGTTTTTTTAGTGATTATAACTATCCGTTTAGTATGTTTAGTATGTTTAGTATCATTAGTTTTGTTGTTGTTAATTAGTTTGTTTAAATTTTTATTTTTTTTGGTTATTGGCATTGTAAAATAAATTACAATCTACTTACTTTTACTTTAGAGAAAAATATTGTAACTTTAACTGAACTTAATTTAAATTGCAAAATTATAGCCTATGTAATATGTAATATGTAATATGTAATATATGCTTTAATTAGTAAATATTAAAAATATAAAAAAAATTAAATACATATGAAAAAATACATATGAAAAAATACATATAAAATAATAATAATAATAATAATAATAATAATAGTTAAATGGAATGTCAACACATATTAAACTTAATCATATTGGAATAATTCAAACTATTAAATTAACACCATTACAATTATATAATTGCGAACTTGAATATTTAAGATATAAATATTATAAAAAATTAGTTTCAAATATTGAAATTAATATAATGCAAGATAAAAATATAAATTATCAAAAGAAAAAACTATATGAAAACAAAAATATTATTGATAGGTATATTCTTGAATGTATAAATGATGATATTTATGGTATTGATGGTATTGATATTGATACTTTAACATATGAATTTACTAAATATTTATTTTTTAATAAAATTAATGATATAACTATCATAGTAAATACTATATATTTTGTAAAAATGGTTTCAGAATATTATGAAAAACATATTTATTTTAAACCTAATTTTAAACTAGCTGAAATACTATTGCTTTATAATAAAAATTTTACACATGAAGTTAGCATACTATACTGTAAACATTTACATATAAATGGCAATTGCAGCTGTAAATTATATAAATATATACATTTATCACCATCATTACAACCGTCATTACAACCGTCATTGCAAGAATTACCACATTGCACTATTCAAATAAACAAAGATATTGTTAAGTTTGTATATAGAGAAATTGAAAGGGAAAGGGACCGAGAAAGGGAAATAGAAAAAGAATATATCAAAAATATAAGTACTACACGTTTTTTAAATTTACTTAAAAATTTTGAAAATCCAACAGGATATCAGATTGCTAGAATGCTTTTACGCTATGCAATTTTTGAAAATAGTAATCAACAATGGAGTATTGGTGGCAACCTATATGAATTTATTAACACTATATTTGATATTTGTTTTGAAATGTTTGCAAGTCCATTAAATTTTAATATGAAGCGATATTGTTCATTATTTTTAGATACTGATGCTATTTTTGGCAGTATTGGAAGTTTCTATAATTTAAACTGTGAACAAATAGTTAATAATAATATTAGAGGTGTTGTATATAATCCGCCATATTTGCCTCTTTTAATGGATAAAACGCTTAACATATGTTATAATTTAATGGATAAATTACGAGAAAGTTATAAATATGAGTTTACTATATTGGCTTTTTTACCATATTGGTCAGATGCTGATTATATAATTAGATTATTAAAAAATAAATATATAATATGTAGTAAAGTATTTAAAAAAGGTGAATTTGTAGTACATGAAAAAGATAAAGGGAAAATAATTATTGGATCATTTGACTTAGTAATGGTATTACTTAATAATTCAATAAGTGATAGTAATAGTGATAGTAATAGTGATGCTAATTGCAATAGTGATGCTGATTGCAATATTGCAGATAATAAAAAAGAGATTAAACTATACACTAAAATAAAAGAATATAAGACTAATTTTAATGAAATAGTTAAATTTATGAATAGTGAAGTTACTAACATAAAAAATTGATTTTTAATTATTTTTTAATTAGTTTAAATTAGTGTATCAAATTTTATATAATACTTGAATTGACTTGAATCAAATGGATATATTAACTACTACACTAATAACACAATCTACTATAAATCCCATCACATCTAATATAAATAAGGTTGCATATGAGTTAGTTGCAACAGCTGATGAATTAGTATCTGGATATTTAAATCCTTTTAATAAAGTTAATAAACTTTTAGATAAAAATAAAGTTCAAAATATATTGAAAAAATATGGTATATACCAAAATATAAGCAATTTAGATTTATATCAAGATGCAATGGTGCATGAAAGCTATACAATTCAAAAAATAAAAGATATTTGTTCCAGAGATAATGTTAAAGTTGTTAAAAATCCTGATGGATGTGTATTGCTGCGTGAGCGTAGTTATGAACGTTTAGAATTTTTAGGAGATGCAGTAATTGAAAATATTATAGTTAGTTATTTATATAGACGTTATCCTGATCAAAATGAATGTTTTTTGTCAACAATGAAAGTTAATTTAGTAAATAGAATTACATTAGGGCAATTGGCTCGCGTTTTAGGATTGCATGAATATTTAATCATTGGGCGGACTTTGGATGATATGCAAAATGCTCGCGATGAAGATAAAATTTTATGCGATGTATTTGAAGCATTTATTGCTGCAATTTATCTTGATTTTAACAATGATAAACATGGTTTTTTAAAATCTTTTATGTCTGGTGCTGGTTATCAAGTAGCCGAGTTATTTCTTATAACTTTAATTGAGGATGAATCTAGTAATATAGATATGACAAATTTTATACTAGATGATCATAATTATAAAAGCAAAATTTTAAAACTTATTAAGCGTATATATAAATATGTACCTATATATCGTATTGCAAAAAGTGATATAGTTAATGGCGCAAACCAAATAACTATAGATCTTATTAATCCTAATACTAAAGAAATTATTAGTTCTGGTAAAGGAAGTAATCAAAAAAAAGCTGAACAAGCTGCAAGTAAAGTTGCCCTATGTAAAATGGGCTATATTAAGAACAGTTAAGCATTTATAATAGCTATAATTGCATCTAAAAGTATTTTATTTTTATTATCTATATCTATGTTATTTATATTGTTTGTGTTGTTTGTGTTGTTTGTGTTGTTTGTGTTGTTTGTGTTGTTTGTGTTGTTTGTGTTGTTTGTGTTGTTTGTGTTGTTTGTGTTGTTTTTAAATTCATTAGTTAAATTAGAAACTGTGTTTGCAATTATATTCCATTGTTTAATAAATTTTATTTGCGATTTGCATAAATTATTTAAGCATACATATATTTGACGTTGTATATTAGTATTAAATATTTCAAAATCAACACATATATGTAAATGTTTTTTATAATTAGATGTAAATACAAGACAATTGTTATTTACATTATAGCGACCTTTAAATTTTTGTTGCTCATTGTCAGGAACTAATAATTGTACATAGTTAAAATCTGCTTTTTTAAGATGAATATTTTTAAATTGCATTGAAAGATTATTAAGATTTAAATGTTTGCTACGTTTTATGAGTATATTATTGTTACTATTATTGTTACTATTATAACTATTACTGTTACTATCACTATCACTATTGCTACTGCTTGTAGACATGCTCATATGTACAAAATCACTATCATTTTTATTATTAGCAATATTATTAGTAATTGTTTCATTTTGCAAAATTTTTAGTATTTGTTCTAATTTAATTTCATTTTGACAACTTGAACATTTACAGAATTGTGTAACTACGCGTATTAAACACATTTTACAATACCAAAATGTGCATATATTGCATTTAATACACTTACTTGAATCATAACAAATACTACATTCGCATATTACTGGGTTTATTTCATTAAATATTGATTCAACTTTATTCATATTTTCCATAACAATGCTTATATCTACCATATTATTTGTATTAATATGTTGCACACGTGCAGCATTAAATGACTCATTTAATATATTTTGAAATGTTGGATCATCAGACATATTTATTTTTTTACTGAAAAATTTATAGAATTTAGTATTTAATATATAAAATTGAATAATTATTCAATTTTATTTTTTTACTATATAAAATGAAAATGTTTTTTGATAATAGTAACATACAAAACATTATTATTACTTCAAATGTCACATCTGATATATTAACTTTAAACAAAAATAAATGTCCAGATACATTTGAAGACTTTATACAACATATACTAACATGGATTTCACTTAATATTAATCAACCTATTATAAAAGAAAATATACGCATTATAGATGTTAATACATCATTATGTATTAATAATTTAAATGATTTATTAATTGCAACACAAAAAATGACAAAATTAAATACATATAATTATTATTTAAAAATAGTTATTGTACCTATTGCAAAGTAACGGCAAAGTAACGGCAAAGTAACGGCAAAGTAACGGCAAAGTAACGGCAAAGTAACGGCAAAGTATAATTATATTTTTTATTATATTTAATACTATTACAATAGTAACTAATGTTTCATAGTATGTTTATGTGCTGATAAGCGTCGTACACTATGCCTCTTACTACGCATTGGTCCTGAAGATTTATGAGATCCCTTGCATTTTTCAGTTGGAGCTTTTGCTTTATGTACAACATTATGATATTGACGCGCACCTCCTGGAGCATCAATAGCTGTACTATATTTAACACGATTTACATGATAACTAAATATTTTATGATTAGAACCTTGAGTTGTTTCACGCATTTCAATATAAAAAGTACATTGACCATGAACTCCTTTAAGAGTACAAAGATTTGTCATTGCTTTGCTAGCTGCTTGCGCAGGTGTTTTACATTGATAACGTCCAGTATAATCTTTATGAAAGAATTTAGTTGGGCAACCATCAACATGGTATGCATTTTCTATTGTAAATGACCTTTCACTTGTATTTTTAAGAGACCTTGACATTTATTATACTATTTTATTATTTTTATTACTATGTAGTTAGATTAAAAAATTTAAAAAATTAAAAATATTATGTATTTATTTTACTTTATTTTACTTTATTTTATTTTATTTTACTTTATTTTTAATTACACCTTTACACATTAAAAGATACTAAAAAGTGCTGTAAATAATATATGTATATATATTAAATTTTTAAACAAAAAATTAAAATAATGGACAATACTATAATTATTATAATTTTACTATTAATTATTTTAATTATTTTAGTATTATACAGTTTATATGGAAACATATTATTTATTAATAATTTTGATGATATAACTGCAATAATACCTACTACTACTACACAAGTACAAACATTACCTAAAACTCCTGCAATAAATTTTAGTATAACACAGCAAATAGCATCATTACTTAGTATTTCATCAGGCCGTGTACAAAATCTTACATATAGCGATATAATTGATATGGGTGTACTAACAGTATCTTTTACTATTAATGAACCTAATTTTATAGAAACATATAATGGTGAATTATCTAGTGCAGATACAAATAAAAAACTTATAACTTTAATAAATATGAAATTATTTAATATAAATATTGCAGGTCAATCACTAATACTTAATTATTCTCCACTTGGAATCTCTTCACAATCATTACTTTTAAATGATTTAAACTATGCACAAAATCCAATATATTTTAATAACAAGGCAAATTTAGATATTGCAAATTATGCACATAATGTTTACACTGTTGTACCAACAGATGCATCAGTAATTAAATTTTATAGTCTAGATATGGACAAAAACTTTAATACTATTGTAAAGTCACCTTAAACTTTACACTTTTATCCAAAGTGCAAATGGATTAATTTTTTCATATTTTTTAACATCACTAATATATGTTGTATCACCACTAAGTATACGGCTATAGTCAGGTAAATGTGAATGACGCTCTCTCCATGGACGTGACATTCCTATTTCGCCAGGATAATAATCAGTAGTTATATCTTGCATACCACGTTGATTCCCCTGCAAATCAGTATTTTTAAAAATGTAGCTATGCCAATTATATATTGCTAATTCATTTGATAATTCTTCTTTTTTAGCTTTATCAGTTTCTTTTGCATATAAAGCCTGTATATTTGCTATACTTGTATTTTCATCATTATATCGCCGTGCGCCTTCTTCATTAAGATAATGAGGATTTGCATAATATTTGCGATCTTTATTATATTCCATTGATGCAAAACGAGCAGAATAAGGTGTATCTAACTCAGTATCAGGTGGCGGGGCATATGTCATAAGAGACATTTTACCTGCATTAAGCTTCTTTAATGTACAATTGGCATTAATTGTATTATCAATATCTAGTAGTTCAGGTGATGGTGTAAAATATTCTTCACGTTGACGATATAAATTATGAAATGTTTCCATAACAAAAATACATACTATAATAAACAATAATGCTTTTATAATCATTTTCTATATTCTATATTCTAGCTATCTATACTTTATCTATATTTTTTGACTATGTATTTGAATCTTATAAGTACGAAAAACATCTATATAAAAAATATAGTTAAAGCATAATAGTAACCTAGAAACCTAGAAACCTAGAAACCTAGAAACCTATAAACCTAGAAACCTAATAAACTTAAGAAGGCATATTAATAAATTTAAAATGACATCAACTGAGTTACAAGGCTTTAGTGCTTGGTCATTTGATGATAATAGTACTGCTACATGGAACACTGGATTTGCAGCATGTCAGAAAAATGCTGCAAGAATTGCCCCCTTAAACATAGATACAAGCAAAGTAAATGCATGTCATACACTTTGTAATTTAGCAATAAACTATAATCCAACAACATGTAGTGTAAGTATGATAAATAATATACCAACTGTAACATTTTCCCCAACATGTATGATTAAATTTAAAAATGACTTTTTATATTTGCGCAAAATGACAATTCACAATACAAGTATGCATACTATAAATGCCTCTAGCTATGATATGGAAGTAATGTTATATCATAATCGCAACCCTACATCTGATTCTGATGGTGGTATAATCATATCAGTTTTAATGAAAGCAGGTCCTGATTTTGGTAAATCTAATGATTTTATGAATCAATTTGTAAATCAACTACCTGCTACTGAAGCACCAACTGAACAGGATGTTGATGTTAGCGATGATTGGAATCCAGAAATGTTATTTCCCAAATCTAAATCATTTTTCTATTATGATGGTGCATTGCCATATCCACCTTGCACACAGAATTGGACTCTCTTAGTATTTGAGGAAATTATGCCTATTTCTCAAACTATTATAGAAACTGTTAAATATGCATTAGGAGGGTTTAAGAATATACGACCAATACAGGCAACACCTGCAGGTACTGTAATATTTTATAATAGCAACACTACACTAGACCCATCAACTAATGCAGTAGCACCAACATCTGTAACTATTTCATCATCTGCTGGTGCAGAGTTTGAGGCTTTAAAACATCAATCATGGCTACGCAAAAATATATATGTTATCAAAGGGCTTGTTCTTGGATTTATATTAATTTTAATGATTTATGTTGCAATAAAGCTTGCAAAATATATTGTAATAAATGATATATTAAATAATTTTATAATTAGGCAAATTAAAAAAAAACAGACACGTGAAGGTGCTGATGCTAAAGCAGAAATGTTAAAGCAGCAAGGAAATAACTTTGGAGGTGTATTACCAGGTGAAGTAAATAATATGCTTAGCAATAATTCAGATGGCTAGATATGTTTATGTTTACACTAATAATATCAATTACCATTTGTTATAATTACTTTAATAATTATTTGAAGTTTTTTTATGTAAATTAAATTTTTAAAAATAAATGTTTATAATATAATAAATACATTAAATACATTAAATACACTAATAGTAAATTTAATTAGTAAATTTAACATGGATAGCTGCTTTAAGACTAGTGATAATAAACATCTCCAGTGTCCTCCTCGTATGGCAGATGGTCGCCATTTTACAGACTATCGCTCTAGTTATTATATTAATGATTTAATTCGTGCTGATAATAATATAAGCAATTCTCTACAGTATCGAACTTTCCTACAGCAAAATGGTAATGCCCTTATGGATCGTCAACGTCAAATTGCATGTAATTTAAATTGTTGTGGTCCTTGTCCAATTGGAAATAAGGAATCTTTCCAAGATAGCACTATGTTACCAGAGCAGTATATGTTTGTTACTGATGGAACTCGTGCTAAAATGGTATTAAATAATCCAAATGGGTTAGGTGTAGGACGCCAGCACTACACATATCCTCAAGAACAAGAGGCTTGCTCGCAACTTCCTAGTGCTTGGCCTACTAATCAAAAAACAAATAATTGCCAAGCGCCTCTAGACAGGTTAAATTATCTAGGTGATGATCATTCTCAAATACAAGGACTTCGTCAAGCAATTCCTGGAGGTGGAGCAATGCTAGATAGCTAGATGGCTATGCATCATAAATTGCTCATACATTGTATTTTATTAATTTGTATTTTATTAACTTGTATTAATTTTTATTAATTTTTATTGTTTTAATTTTATGATAACTTAAAAATATGATACACATCATACACATCATACACATCATACACATCATACATGTCACTAACACGCACACTTTCAGTAAAACTAAAAAATATTCACCATTTAGTATTTTCAGGTGGTGGTTTGCTTGGTATTAGTTATATTGGACTATTCAAATATTTAGAAGAGCAAAATGTATTGCATCAAATAGCAACTGTTACAGGTTGTAGCGCAGGCTCAATATTTTGTACTTTTTTTATGTTAGGATATACTTCAAGTGAAATGGAAATATTTATGAAATCACTTAACTTTAAAGACTATTTAACTATAAATGCAAATTCAATTATTAAATTTCCTAAAACAAAAGGCTTAGAAGCAGGTCATAAAATGACAGATATTATTAAAAAAATAATAAAAGATAAAACTGGTGATGAAAATATTACATTTGTCCAAGCATATAACAAATATAAAATAGTGCTCCAGATAGGTGTTACTAACTTATCAACTATGAACTTTGAAATATTTAACTATATAACTAAACCAGATCTTGCAATTTGTACTGCAATAAGAGCATCAATATCTATTCCTATAATATTTGAACCTGTTATTATTGATGGTTCAGTATATTGTGATGGTGGTGTAGTTGATAATATGCCTATAGAAAGTGCTATTGATATAGCTAGGAAAATTTATAATGATAGTAAAACTGCAGATACTCCAGATATTCCAGATATTCCAGATAGTCTAAATGATATTAAATATTTAGATAATATACTTAGTGTATTTTTAATGAGTAAATATCAACCAATATCTCCTGAAAATATTGCAACTATTACATTGCCACATTTTATTGATGTAATAACGCAAGCAATTAATAATGGTCATGTTATAAATAATTTTCGCAATAAATTTGCAGCTAATACTTTAGTAGTTGAAATACCAGTTGATATAATGACATTTATAAAACTTAATGCATCAACAGAAGATATTGATAATATTATTGATATTGCATATAATACATCTGTTACACTACTTAATGCTTAATGCTTAATGCTTAATTAGGAAAAAAGAAATTATTCATAGAATCAAGATCACGACCACTGCTATAGTCAGTAGTGCCACTTGTTGTAATAAGCTTAACAGTTGGAAAACCATTAACACCATATTCCTTAGATAATGCTGGATATGCTTCACAATCAACCTTTTCAAACCGTAGAGTTTTACCTTGTAGTGTAGAAGATTTACAAGGCTTGTTTTCCATTTTTGCTTTAGCCTGTTGAAAAATAGGTTTAAATGTTACACAATGAGGGCACCAATCAGCATAAAATAGAGCAACTATACATTCGTTAGCACTAGGCTTAAGATTAGGAGAATCATTAGAGCCTGAAGTAAAACCTGATTTGTTATTTTGCATAACTATAAAATAATATGCAATAATGCATAAGCATGCTAGTATTACTATAGCTAGTACAGCTACTTTTGCTTTATTAGTAAATAATTGCGTTAAAGAAGATTTTATTGTCATTATTAAAATAAGAATATATATTTATTTTTGCTATTTTTGCTATTTTTGCTATGTTTGCAATTAACATATTTAAAATATTTAAATAAGTTAAATTACTTATATCTAAACACAATACTATATTATTACTATATTATTACAATAATATACTATACAATGAATCGCATATTAAATAAAGTTTTTACTATTGTAAAAAAAAATAATATAGTAGATAAAACAATATCAACAATATCAACAAAATCAAATAATAAAAAACACCGTTTTCATCCTTATGAAAAATCAGATAATAAATTGACAGATAATAATGTTAAAATTATAGAAATTGTAAAAGATAAAAGTAAAGGTAAAGGTAAAGATAAAGGTAAAGGTAAAGGTAAAGGTAAAGATAAAGGATATTCAAAAGATAAAGCATATAATATTTGCCAAGATGTAAATTGCCCTTTACTTGAAGATTTAAATCAAGATTTAAATGAAGATTTAAACAAAAAATATTATAAAAAAGAAGGTATACCCAAACGTGTTCGTGAGTTAGTCTGGACTACTTATAATGGTGAAGTATTTAATAATAATTGCCATGTTAAATGGTGTGATAATAATATAAATGTATTTAATTTTCAAGTAGGTCACGATATTCCTGAATCTAAAGGAGGAACTCTTGAAATTAGCAATCTTAAACCTATTTGTGGCAACTGTAACCTAAGTATGGGTAATAAATATACTATTGGAGAATGGAACAAATTAGTTATAAATAAGTGAGTGAGCGCACCTAAATATCATATAATACATTACTATTACAGTTTTTAGGTGATTCACTAGGTGATTCACTAGGTGATTCACTAGCTAACTCACTAGCTGACTCAGCAGAATCACTATCACTTATTATTGATTTCCTTTTACTAATAGTTTTCTTTTTTGCCAATGAATCATTATAAAATGGTGATTCACGTTGACTAGGTAAATTATCTATATATTCCGATAGTTTACCTTTATTTGCTTTTATTTCACGGCATTTTTCAATTACACTCCATACTTTTTGTAAATGTGGAACATATGAACTCTCATAGAGTACTTCATCATATACTACTGTTTTTTCACTATATACATCTAACCGCCAATAACGCACACCTGTCTTACACCATTTTTCTTCACCTAATTTATTTACTAAATCATTAATCCAGTTCTCTATGATTGCCTTTTCATACTTTGCATCAAGTGGATACATTACATATTTATTACGCACATCACCTTCAGTAATCACCTTATTAAATGATACAACAACGCCTTTTTCATTTCCAAATTTATTAAGATTTGATTGTGGTATATTGGTATTTTTAATGCGTTTTATGTGAGCAGGTTTAGATAGATCTAGACAATCTGCTAACATCTCATCTAGAGTGCGATATGGTTTATTTGCCATTCCTAATGTATTACAGTGTACATCTACTATAGTAGCCTCTACAAAATCGCATATTGGTATTTGTGTAGTAAATTGTTGCTGTAAAATTTGAATCATATAATCAGGTTTAATATGTTCATCAATTTCACGGCTATATGGATTTTTAATTTCAATAAGTCGTCCATACCGTGAAATTGCATCGAATGTAGTTAACTTTACATCGGTTACGATGCCATCTGGACTAGCGCCGATACAATTTACACGCGAACTTAATAAACCATACTCACTTACTACAACACCATGTCTAGACTCATATATACCACGTGCAACATCCTCATAGGTATTCCCATGTACAAGCGGCTTTGCATTACTTGATGCATAAAATTTTAACCCTACTTTAATCTTTAATGTATCTAGAGCTTTACCTGCACCACAAGTCTTTAAAAAATAACCTGCATCACTTGCACTAATTAAACCTTCACGCTGTTTAAACCATTTGGGACTCTTTTGCTCAGCAGTGGGAATTTCTGCAATAGTAGTGCAAGTATCCTTTATCCTTTGCCGATATTCCTTATTTATTTTGTAAATTAAATATTGCTCAATTGAGTTATCAATGTTTGATACACGGTTTTCAGGGCTGTTTAAAATGGTTTCAATGGCTTTAGATGTTAAAATATTCTTGAATTTTTCAAGTGTATACAAATATTGATAATTATACATACGCGTTTTAAGGATATTCTTAATCTCATTTGGCATTGTGCAAATTAAATTGTCACTAAGTTTATTAAGTTCAATGAAAATATTACTATCATTAATAGGGGATGATACTGTGGACTTTACTGTGGACTTTACTGTGGAAGCAGACATTTTAATATTATGTTAAATATAAGTGTAGGTTTACCTTTAAGTACCTATAATTTACTGTTATTTACTGTTATTATAGTGTTATTTACTGTTATTATAGTGTTATTTACTGTTATTTATTTCAAATTTGAATAAAAATTAAAAATTAAAAAAATATATTGCGGCTATCATCATTTATGCCAAATTATTAACTTATACAAATTTGAGCGAGAGCTCTCCCTATATTTACAAAGAGGTGGATATTTTAGAAAAAGGTGCGTACCTAAAAATTGCACACGAAAAATGTTTAAAAAAAATAAAAAGCGTATACCCCCTCCCCCCCTGTAGCAATGCTATATAAAATTGTACTCTAAAAATAGAGGTTTTTTGTGCATTTTTACAGTCATTTTTGAATGTTTTGCACTTGTACACTTTTATAGCATACAATGCTATAATTATTACAGTTTTCAACCTGTATTTATATACCTATCACTCATTCACTTTATAGCATTGTTATGCTATATTTTGTGTTTATAATTGTACATTTTTTAGTAATTTATCAGTAGTTTGAAGTGTTTTTACACTTATACACATTGTAGGCTATATATGCTATATACACTGTACAAGTTAATATTTGCTTATTTTTAGTTATATATTATAATTTAATGTAATATTTTGTGTTTTTTTACAAAAAGTTTAAGAAAAAGTTTAAAAAAAGTTTAAGAAAAGTTTAAGAAAAAGTTTAAGAAAAAGTTTAAGAAAAAGTTTAAGAAAAAGTTTAAGAAAAGTTTAAGACAAAGTTTAAGAAAAGTTTAAGAAAAAGTTTAAAAAAAAATAATAAAATAACTTTAGACATACATGATAATAAAAAATAATAAAATAATAAAATAACAATAAACAACAAACAATACAACAAACAATATGCCTAATATCAATAGACTAAGGTGATGATGCAACACCATTTGCACCCAAACCTGATGAATTTTGCACCAAGTCATTAAGCCAATGATATGTTTCACCAAATTCCCGTTGCCTTGTAACTGTAGGATTCATATAAGGATATGGATACCGTGTTAACTCAGTATTTTTAATACCCCATTGTGTTGGTGTTACCCCTTCAACATAATTTACACCTGTAGTATCCCAACAATTACTTTGCCGCCTAGAAGGAAACATAGCCTGTGGATTCTGATAGGCAGATGCAATACCCATTGGTAAAATCCACTTTTGAAATTCAGTTGGTGTCGGTACTTCCTTTGGTTTCATAGCTTTTTCATTAAATATAGAATGTTCCAGCTTAGATGTATTTATACCCATAATATGATATTTATTATGTAGTAAATTATCATCTTGAAGATAAAGAGCAGACTCTGGATAATCCATAAAATCTTTACTTGGACTTTTCCATGCATTGCTTAAATTTACATGCTCCACTTCAACATCATTAGTTGCCATATCTACAACAAATACAATAATCATCCGACGCGTATGCAAAGCACGCATCTCATGTGCAAAGAAATCAGCTACAAACCTAACTTTACTTGCAGATATACGTTCAGTTTTTAACTGATCAAACTGTTGCAAATAATATGACATATTTATACGAGTATTAATGACATTAAGAATTTGTCGCAATATATCCTGTGCCAACGTTTTTGTTGGCCTATCAATAGTCCATGGATTATCACTACCACTATTAATACCAGCATATGATTTCTGTGTATCTGTATTTACATATCCAGATGCAAATCCCTCACTACCATTACAAGGAACTATAAATTTACCTAAAATTAATAATACTGCTATTACAACTGCCGCTATTGCAATAATGCCAGATATGCTTTTAACTTCCATTTAACTATTATGTTAGTCACATATTTTATTCACCTAAAAATTCATTTAGACAAAACTATAGTTATAGGTTTACTTACAAGTTTACTTACAAGTTTACTTACAAGTTTATTTATTTAAATTTTTAATTAGCTATTGTATTAGCTATTGTATTATGAAATTTATATTTAAACTATTTGAACTATCCATATCTGGAGATGATACTATTAATTGGAATGATTCAACAATTATTATTAAACCGAATATTGAACTCCTATATTGCAATTTAATATACTATCCAACTGCAGATTTTGCCAATATTACTAATTCTAATCATGTAAAGGTATCTAGCATTGGTAATAAAACTATATATACAAATATATCTACAAATACATCCAGTCAGCTAACATTTGCCAATATATTATATGAATGGCGCAAAGTAAAATCATCATATCTAGATACATACAAGACTACCAATTTAGAAATTCACTATAAACTTGCTCCTATTTACAGGAATGTTGATCTATTTATAGTTGGCGTTATAATATTATTATCTCAAAAAGGGATGCTAACACAGAAAACAGATCAGCAATTTTCAGCATTGCAAGCAATATCATATACATTTATTAGCAATATTAGTAAAGGTTGTGTTACAGAGTGTGTTACAGATTGCATAACAGGTTCTAGCACTTTGAATATTTTAAAAGGTTGTATAAATCACCAATATAATAGTATATGTAACCAATATGTAGACATTGATTATTTAGAGTTAAAAATTAAAATACCTCTAGAAATAATACTTAAAAATATGGCAAATTACTTACCAAAACTCAAAATAATTAAATGTACTAAAAATGTTGCTCTGTTCTATAAAGTTTTTTCAAATTCATCTAAATCCATTAAACTGCCAACATCACTACCAGCAACACTTTCAACACTATCAAATCTATCAGATCTAGTATTAGTATCACCTGTATCACATCTATTACCTAATTCAGAGGACTCGCCAACATTACCAGCTTCATCAAAATTACCATAGAATCCCTCAGAATTGTTTTGAGATTCTTCCATAATAGGCTCTTGTACATGTATATTATCGGGAATTATACTAGGCATATTACCAGGCATATTACCAGGCATATTACCACGTAATAAGCTTATAGGTGTTGATTTACCAGATGTTTTTATTGGTAGTTTCCTTTGTTGATTAGTAGTATTTCCTTGCAATGAATTTTCCTGTGATGAGTTTTGTTGTTGTGAATTTTGCGATTGTTTAGGTGTTGCTGATGTGTTTGATATACGAATACCTTGATTTGCTATATTATCACTATTAACAATACTATTAATTTTATTTTTTAACATATTAAATGAAACATTTAAACTTTGGCTATCAGATGCTTTACCAACCCAATAATAAGTATATAGACAATAGCTTAATGATAACACATCTAAAGCTAGCACTGACCAATAATAATTTTTAATAATGTCTAGAATTTCAATACCACAATATGTAAGCATAGCATGAGTGATTATATATAGAATACTTCCGTATAGTATAGTACTAAATAAACGATTTTCAACTATAAAGGTAAATGAGCTATTATAAAATAAGTAGTAAAACATTATAATTGATGTAAGTCTTGCACGTTGTTTGTTACTTAAAACTCAATAAAAAAAATAAAATTTAAAAACGTATTGTTAAATTAATCAGCTCAAGAAAATAGACAAGATTCTTCAGCTGCTGTATCAACAATACTTACTTGATACATAATTTTCAATTCACCTATATTATCAATTGCCATTTTCGGGTTATCAAGATATTTAAGTAAATATTGCTGCAATAATGATACTGAAATTTTAATATGTAAGTCCTTTACTACATTATAAAATTGCTCAGTAAAATCACCAGTATTCTCACTATTTAAATCCATATATACTGTAAAAACATTACATATTTGCTCTTTAACAGCATAATCAAAGTGCATAATATAATCTATTCTACCTGGACGAATTAATGCATTGTCTAAATGATTTTTATAGTTTGTAGTCATAAAACAGATTAAGTTCTCAGGTGTAGCTAGACCATCTAAAATATTAAGTAAACCACTAAATGATATCATATTACGGGCTTCATCATTAGACTTCCGCTCCTTAAAAATACAATCCATATCTTCAAGAATAAGAAATTTTTTACGTTTGTTTTCTGATGTATCTTTTATATCACGAAGCAAGTGAATTAAATCTGTATCTTTAAATTTAGGACCAAATGAAACAATCGCCACATCATAATTAAAATGTGATGCTAGTGCCACTATAAAACTAGTTTTACCAGCACCAGGAACACCTTCAAATAAATACACACGCTTATAATTAATTCCAAGTTTTGCATATCTTTCCTTTGTTTTAGGTAGCAGAAAATGTGTAATATCATTAAGAATGTCGCTTTTTAACTTATGTGGTAAATAAATTGTATCTAGTGATCGCTTAGAACGGCTTGCAACAAAATCAAAATAACCACCCTCATCAGGATTTACATAAATTTTTATCTTTTTTTCATCATCATCATCATTATTAAGTAAATATTTCTTATAATATTTATTAGCACTTTTTAAAAATTCCTCAAATATTAATAAATCAGCCTTGCAAAATGATATATCATAATATGTCATAAGAGTTACCTGACCATGAGCAATACCAGGTATTGCACTTTTTACATTGCAAAGGCCAGGTGTAAGGGTAAAGCGGGCAGTCTTATATTCAAAGTTAATAGGGTCTGTACTAGATTTATTTATAATATAGTTAAACTTATCTATTTGATTAACAGTTTCACTATCATAGTCAAATAACTGTAAATTAATATTATGCATATCAATGTTTTCAAATTTTAAATTAGTATCAAGTTTTTCTTTATCTAATGTTGCTGTATCTTTAGAATCTATAACTTGAGGAGTTGTAATTATTGGTGTGTCATCATTGATAGTAGCATTTTGTTTAATACTTTTTATAATCTGTAATTTATAATTATCAGCCAAATAATATATAGGCTGCTCATACACATTATCGCGGTAATTATGATTAAGTTCAAAATGAACATTGCATTTTCCAAGTAGTTGTATTTCATTGCTAGTTGGCGGCTGTATAGATGCATATTGATCTTGCTGCATTTTTGTGGCGTCTGGTGTATTATTAATCTTTTCATCAATTTGTACAACTGCATCACTATTCATTATCGATTATAGATTATCGAGTATAGATTGCAGTTTACAGGTTAATGCTTATATTATTATAGTTATATAGTATGTATTTCAATTTTATATTAGGCAATGAAAAAACATAAAAAAATATAAAAAACATAAAAACAATATATAAAAACATTATTAAGCGTGCTAACACTGTGCAATTTGCTAATAGTGTGCAATTGGCACTTGTTCGTTATAAATCTTGCCTGAAATACTTTCATTAATTTGCTTAATCAAATTGAAAATAGTTGTTTCTTCATCTAAAATCAGTGTTGATAGATCTGCGCACAGCACAAAGTAATCATCATTTGGGATTTGACGTGAGTTTGGTATCCATACATGTACAAGATCACGTACAAGCTGCTCACGCAATATGGTTTTGTCTGTAACAAGTGTTTGCATATAATTTTTAATTGCACTCTTTGTCTGAGATTTGCAAAAAGCAAGATCATAATTATCAATATAGATACGTTGCACAGCATATGGATTGTAAGTAGCATGCTGTCCCTGTACACAGTTAGGATTTCCACAATTACAAACATTATCACTAGATGCAATTGCAGCATCGGCAGCTTCGGCAGCTTCAGCAGCATCGGCAGCATCAGAGCTTTCCTTTGCATTTTCCATAAACTCATTATAATAATGTTGTTTAAATATAATTGCCATTATCTCATTAACTAGCTTAATGTAATCTATAAAAGTGTAACCGACCATTGTAAGAATTACAATTTGCACTTTCTTAGTTTTTAATAAATAATAAATTTTATAGTAAGTTTATCAATTTTTGTTAATGTTAAGCAATTTAAGCAGTTTAAGCAATTTAATCAGTTAACCAACATTTTTTAAAGGTGTATCTGTAATTTTGACACCACAATAATCTTTAGGTGTTGTATTGAAATCAATATTTTTATATAAATTATTATCTATTGCAACACGTAATAGCAATTTAAAGTTATTCCAAAACTCGGGTTCATGACCTACAGATTTAGTCATTAAATGTGCCAACTCGTGAATTGCAACAAATGTCATTATATTTTCTTTAACTAATGCCTCACCCTCTTTTTTATCTCGTAAGCAAAAAACTATTTTCTCACCTTTATTTACAGAATATGATGTGTACTTAGCATCTGGAGTTGTTTCACTAAATGCATTAGGATTAAAATTTGCTACTAGTTGTGCAATTTCATCTTTAAGTTTAAGTTTCATATCTTGTCCAAGTTTTTCAGTTGAGTTATTAACAGCTACAGCATTAGTAAGTCCTTGATTACTTGTATCTGTAGATTTGTCACCAGCAGATTCCTTTGTTATGTCAACTTGTAAATAACGTGTGTATATCCCATCTGCACCTTGTGTTTTCATAATTTCAACAAGATTTTCTAATTTAAGTGAAACACGAGCTAATAAATCTGCTGCATCTTGTTTATCGGGTAAATTCCGTACAAGATATTCTCTATTATTTACTGGAGACTTTACAAATACAACATCATATGATGATGATTCAAAATATTTATATATGACAATGCACAGCACTATTCCTATTACAATTTCAATAATATCAAACATTATTATAAAAGTGTTTTGGTGTTTTGGTGTTTTGGTGTTTTGGTGTTTTAGTGTTTTGGTAATTGGTAATTGGTATATTATAATTATCATAGATATTTGAGAAACTATTTGAAAAAATATTTACATACTATTCTAGAGCTTAATAGTAATAGAGTAAGTTATTTCTTATAAAAACTTATCTAGATATACAATAATAGTGTGCTAACAGTGTGCTAACAGTGTGCTAACAGTGTGCTAATAGTATAGGAATGGAAAACACACTACAAGACCTTAATGAAGACCTTAATGAAGACCTTAATGAAGACCTTAATGAAGACAATATTATTGATGATGAACCAAATTTTACACCTGAGGTTACTGGTGATTTAAATGAAGATATTCAACTTATTAAAAAACCTGAGGTTGCAGTTGTATGTACATCTTTTAAATCATTATCAATCCTTAAATTTATTATACGCCGTAATTTTCATAGAAACACACACACTGGCACTACTGGCACTGATCCCTCTAAATCAATACATGAAAATGATATTAAACTTATTTTTATAGGTCCGCGACAGCCTGAAATAGTTGATATTCTTACTAAACTTGAAAAAAAACAATCTATATCTAAACCTGAATCAGATGAGTTAACGCATGCAGTACCATATTGGTTTACTAAATTTGGCAATACAGATAAGTTTGATACATATTTTATATATAGTTACATTGAAACTAATATTCCTATTTATCATGTACGTATTATTCTTTATGAAGTACTCCGTTCAAAATTTAATTTAAGCCTAAATGCTGCTGCACATTATTTTCCTAGCAGTTTGCTTATTTATAAGTATTCCCGTATTATTGAGTATAAACATTTTATAAACATACTAAACTATATTTTTGAAGATAATGCAGTTCTAGATAATGAAATGTTTTTTTCAAAACTAGGAAAATTTACATTGCTAGATAAAGATGGTATCACTAAACTTATTAAAATACGATTACCTCTTAAATATAAAGGGATAAAAACAGATGGGAAAGCAGATGGGAAAGCAGATGGGAAAGCAGATGGGAAAGCAGATAGTATTATAGATACAGATCAAATTCTCTTTACATCACAAAAACAATATACATATGAAAATATGCTTAACTCAGAAGAATTATTACATCTTATTTTAACTATTCCAAATATAATTACACTAAAATACAACTATTTTCATAAAGATAATAGTAACTATATTTATTATGGATATCATAATATTGAGAAACTTTTTGATAATAATTCAAAGTTGGCACGCAATTTTCGCATTGATAATGGAGTTAATTATAATGAAAATGAAGATCATCTTTTTCTTACATTAGGATTTTACAATAAAACTACAAATAATGAATACTATGTGATATCTAGCAATGATGTTAAAGATCAGTTTACTAAAGAACAGTTTAATTTCTATTTTCCAAGCAAACCCATTTCAATAACTAATAAAACTGATGAAATCTGCAACAATCTGACATCTTTAATAAATCGCACTTTTTTTAAAGAAGATGCTATTGATTTAAATATAATAACAATAAATAAATGTACATGCAAAAATATTGTTTTTGATTCATTAAGTAATCGTCTTAAAACTGACTATAATTTAGCTGGCCTTTTTAACAGTTTTTATGCAACACGATATATCCCAGTAATAAAATATATAAAAAATGATTTAGTAAAATATATAAAAATAAACAAAGATTTTCTACAAAAACACGATTATAGTGAAATTAATGGACTCATTTTACATAGGCAAGGCACACGGTTTAAATTTGGTAAAGGTGAATACTTACAATTTAGATGGCGGATTAATAAAAATGTTATTTTAACAGTAGATTTTCATAAAAATGGGTATATAATGGTTTACTTTGATGATGATAAAAAAATAGATATAACACCTGATTTAATTAAACATTTAAATTTTGCAGTTGTAACTGTTCATAAAATTAAAAAATTACTTAATGCTAAAAAATTGGAAATACCTAATATTGGTAGTATATTTAATGATTCAGGACCTAAACGATTAAATAACACTAATTTGCTAGATAGTAATATTATTGTGTCTGGTAAGCTAGATGTTAAAAAACTAAATGGTAAAAAAACAATTACACAGTTAACTACACAGTTAACTACACAGCTAGATACACAATTATTAATAGATCAAATGAAAATTAGATTTGGTAAATATCATCAGTTTATAATTAAGAAATCGCAATCAAGTGCTGTAATGATTCTTTTTTATAAACAGGTAGATAGATTTTATAGTGATGCAAGCATACTTCATTATATGAGTAGTTATATTAAAAAAAAAGGCAAATTAACAAAAAAAGATATTACAGAGCTTATTACAATATGTAAAAAACTATTTATTATTGATGAAGATCGTGCACAAAAACTATATGATAGCATAAATATTGATACATTTACAGCTGCTGCAAATTTGCTTTATGGTATTGAAATAAAGGTAAAACTTGATAGTAATGGTAGTATAGATATAGAATTTGATAATGTTGATAAATATCAATCTATTAAAACTATACTATTTTACTTTACTGTTATTTTATCTGATATTGCAAATACTAATGCTAAGGATCCTATTAAAGAAGATGCTAAAGATACTCATATACCTAAACATAAATTTAATAAAATACAGGAAAAGCTACTGGAAAGGCCACAATCAAAACAACCGCAACTGACAACACAGCAACCGCAAGACTTAGATTTAGATTTAGATTTTGCTTTAGACATTGATTTAATAGAGCCTGATTTACATGATGATAATTTTAATGATAGTCTAGCAGATATAAATATTAAAGACCTTGCAAAACTAATTGCAATAAACCAAACTCAACCTAATAAAGATATTCCAACACCAAATCAAATAACAACGCTTGGTGATGATCATAAGACATTTGAATTATTTAAACATAAGGGGAAAAATAAAAAACTAACATTTACTAGATACATGTCTTTAATGCGTGAATACCATGATAATGAGTTGTTTTATCCTGTATCAACTAATAAAGAAAAATATTTATATGATCGTAGCTGTGATAATATGCAAATGAGGCAGCCATTTATTGTTGATAAAAAAGAATTAGAATCATTTGATCCAGATTCCTTTAAAGGATATATTAAGTATCGCAATAAATATTATATTTGTCCGCGTATATGGGATGCTATTGAAAATAAACCAATATCTGTTAAAAAATTTATTGAAGCAGGATTACGTAGTCCATATAATGGTGGGCTCCCTATACCTACTGATGCTCGTGGAACTGTTGAAATTGGGGATAAGTATAGTGTTATTATACGCAAACCAACTACACATAAATATTGGGAAGACTCTAATTTAAATAAAGATTGGCCAAATATTCTTAAAAGTACAGAAAAAAATGCATATCCAACATTAACACCTACAAAAAATCATCCCAGCAAATTATGTGTGCCATGTTGTGGTGTAAAAATGCCAGTAGATTTTGATCCTAATAAACTAGAAATACAACGCTTAACCAAAGTAGGTAAGGAATGTTCAGTTGATAATGATGATGATCATGATCATCATGATCAAGAACATCAACAAACAATAACTAAAAAATTACAACAGGACACAAGTGATATTATATGTGCAGATATAATTGAAAATAATTATGTTCTTACCGAAACTGCTGAGTTACCAAAGTGTCGATTTGGATTGTTACCAAAAAATTTAAATATTATTTTAAATAATAATCAGGAACTGTTTTTAAATAAAACAGAGTCTGGTATTGAACAAAATAGTAATTTATTTTTGCGCCGTGGTATAGAACATAATAAGAGTGAAAATATACTTGAAACATTTGCTATGGTTATGGGAACTAATTTAGCAAAATTAAAAGAAAAACTAGTGACAAAATTAACACCTGAAGTATTTATAACACTTAATAATGGTGAACTTATTGATATATATGCATCAACACATATTTTACCTAATTCACAAAGTGACTTTGAACGTTTCTTAATATTTATAGATACATATTACTTGTTTTTTAATCTATTAGATATAGATCGCAATATATTAGAAAAAATAAATTATAAAGATTTAGAAATTATTAAACTAAAATTAGATGATAATACTAATCTAGATAGCAAAAAACACATTATTGAAGAAATTAAAAATTTGAAAAAAGTGTTTATAGCCTATAAAATATACACTGCATTTTACAATTACATAAATCATATTTTAAATTCAATTGAATATAAAAACTATACACATTTTTTAGATTTATTCTCTAAACCTATTGAATGGTTAAATAAAGATGGTGCAAATATTTTAATATTTAATGATAGTACATCTAAATTAACATGCAATCCATATACTGATATCCATCGTAATAAATATATGATATTTATACGTGACGAAAAGTTTCATTTTATACCTGTTTATCAAGTAATTTCAGGAAATAAAATTAACAATATTTATGGAATTTTTAATATTAATAAAATTAATTTAAATGATGCAATGTATTCATATTTTGATAAAAAAATTGTTAATAAAAAACTATTAGAACTTACCAAAAGCCGTGATAATGCTATTATTAAAATTATTTTATTACATAGTAATATATGTAAATTTAATTATGCAATACAAACAAATGATTTTATTAAAGAGTTAAACACTAATGATTTTTATGTATCACAACAAATTGCTCATACAACAACTCAAATTGAATTTATAACATTAACATATACAGTTAATACTAATACAAAAAAGGGTAAAGAGGATAAAGAGGGTAAAGAGGGTAAAGAGGGTAAAGAGGATAAAGAGGGTAAAAAAGGTAAAGAGGGTAAATATACTAGTAATAGTGATAGTAGTGGTAGTAGTTTTAAGAGCAGTATTTCTGAAAGTCAAGAATCTAATAAAATAGAAATATCTGATGAGGATAGTGATGAGGATAGTGCTGGGGATAGTGATGGAGATGTAGATGCAAAACAATTTAATATATTGATCCCTATATATCCAATATCAATTTCTCTTAAAGACTTTGCACATAAATTTAAACTGCTTGATAAAACTGATTTTTGCAATATTGAAGATTATATTAATTATTATGGTAATAAAAAATTAAGAAATATTATGACTTTATATGGATATAAGATTAAACGTATATATTATAGTGATGAAGCTCAAACACTATCTAGCATCCAATTTGAAAATAATTTAATTGTACCTGTAAAAAATGTAAAATATAATAAAGATAAATCAGATAAATTAATACAATTATTAATTAATGTTAAAATCATAAAGAATAAAACAGATGCAAAACTGCACACATTGTTTGCATCTACATTTTTTGATTTTGATCTACAAATAAGTGCAAAGATGGATATTATTAACATTAAAAATAATATTTATAAAGATTTTATATATAATTATTTTAAATATGACTTTAGTCGTGTTATACAAGAACATGGAATTAAAGATGACCAAAAACATTTAATGCAAATAATTGAAATATTTAATGATAATAATGAACAATTTCAAATTTCAATTGGCAAATTAGTTAATATTATTATGAAAATAATGAAAGAACGTATTTATGATAGTAAAGATGGTAAAGATGGTAAAGATGGTAAAGATGGTAGAATAATTTTAAAAATATGTAAAAAAACTAAAAAAAATGGTAAATGTGATAGTATGTTTTGTGGTCTAGATGATGCAAATAAACAATGTTATTTAAAAATGGATAAAAGTAAATTAGAATATTTTTGTTATTTGCTTGCAAATGATTTAATAAATAATAAAATGGAATCGCGTGATATATTGGATGGATCATTTATACCTGAATTTAATATGCAAAATAAAATATTTAGAAATCCTGATGAAATAATCATATCCCCAAATGAATTAGCAGGGATTATTGAGAATGGTATATATTCAAAGTATAAACAAAATATTAAATTAAGTGATATGTTATCTGATGATATGGATAAAGAATATATATTTAATGATAAAGATTATGATGTACTTGAAAAAACCAATTTTGATGAATTCAAAAAAATAATGAATTCTATTGTAAATGAAGTTGTAGATTTGAGTATACGTAATGTAATTATTACTGATAGAGTATATACAACACCTTTTACAAAAGATGGCATATATGATCAAACAAGCCATTTAAGTGAATGTAAATTCCCTTTTTTTGGTAAGCATAAGAAATATGTATATCAATGTATACCCCGCACACAGGGTTTTATGTGTCCAACAAAGCTTGATTATACTCGCAAACCTGATAAATGGGGATATTGTCCAGAAATATTTGCTGCAACAAGAGAACGTATTGGTATGATTGATAGTGACACTGTTGGAGATGATAATGAAAAAAATTATAAAACAGGTAGCTGCAATTTTCCATATTTAGTTAAAGATAAAAAAATAGATGAGCCAAATCAAAGCACATATAGACTAAAATATGATTGCACTGATGCTATTACAAGTGATGGGCTTACATATAGTTGGTGCCCATTACAATATGTTACTGAAAAAGGAAAGCATACTAATTCTGTTGCTAAAAATACAAAAAAACTTGTTAGTCTATCAAAAATTAAACAAATTAATGATACTAAATTACTTGTTGCAGCAACTGGTGCTGATAAGATAAAATATGGTAAATGGTCTGATGGTAAGTTAAGCATAACAAGTTTAAGTAGCACACGGAAAACTGATGTCGGATACTGTCAAGCACCCCGCAAAGGAGCAGATTATATAGATAATTTAGCGGATGTACCTGAAATAACTTTAGAAAACTATATTCCAAATAATTGTCATACTAATAGAACACCATCTAAAGGTGGATATTATAGGCCTCAACTTAAACAATTTGGTGTTAAATATTTAAAAATTCCTGAAACTCAAATGTTAAAAAATAAAGAGTCAGGTATTATATTACCAAAAGATAAATTATGTAAAATTATAAATAATAAATATCGCGAAATTAAGACTCATGGGGCAGATATAACAGATGTAATGAGATTAAAAGCATATGGTAAAGATATTAATTATTGTGATAAAGGAGAAAGTAAAGGAGGATATAGTTTAAAAGAATTACAGGAAATTGCAATACATTATTTTAAATTATCTGAAAATAAAGCATTTGCATTATCAAAGCCAGAATTATGTGCACATATTAGTACAATGATTAAACATATTAAAAATAAACTTGCTGGTATTAATATGGATAATGGTAATGGTGATAAAGATGGTGATAAAGATGGGAATGGTATACATACGCATGATACTAAACCTAGCCCAATTAAAATGCAAAAATATAATATGATATATCCTGCAGATATAAAACAATGTGTTGATACACCTAATCGCGGAGGAAAGAATATTAAAGAAATTAAAATAATAGCAGCTGAAAACTTTGGTATTGATATTGAACATAAAAGTAAAGAGGAGCTTTGCGCTGAAATTGAAAGTAAATTAATAAAAATTAAAGGAAAGTTAGATATAGTTATTGATAAAGAAGATGCCGATTTAGATTTAGATAAAATAATGAAAGATGGCATTGATGTTGATGAATTTTTTGAATCAATGCCAAGTAACTAAGTTGATTAGAGCATTTTAACATTTTAACATTTTAACATTTTAACAATAGATAAAAAGAAAATTGATTTACATTACATTACATTAAATAATATTTTACATAAAACTTTGCTGATTAGCTACTGTACTATCTACTTTACTATCTACCTCACTAATCACAATGGCAGCACTTGATAACAGTTCTGATTTTAGTGTAAGTACACGCAAGCATAATGGTAAGAATGGTAAGAATGGTAAAAATAGTGAAACTACTGAACTATGGCGTCGTGCATCACAACCCCTTACTGGGTTTGAAAATGATGTTCGCACTGCATTAATTAATGGCGTAAGCCTTAGTATTCGTAATATGATTAAAAAAGTTTCAGGTGAAGCTCAAGTAAATGACTGTGCTATAGTTGGAGTTTGCATTGGTGACCAATTTTATATGCCTAACCGCCTTTTATTATTACAGAAAACTACACGTATGCAGTTAATTCCAACACACTGTAAAGTTTATTACAATGCTGATATATCTGGAAGTAAGGATATTTCTATTTCTAAAGATGGTGTTAAAGGGAAATCTATACACAAAAATGCACCTAAAAATACTGCTGAAAAAATAAAACTTGAAAATAGTTCTAAAACTATAAATGAACTTATTAAAAAAATGATAACAGTTTTCAATACAAGTGAGTTAATTATTCCACGTAACTATTTGTCGCATGACATTCTGGAAATACGTGCTATTGGATTCTTATATCTAGCATGGTGGGTTTTAAAGAATCGCATGCATTATATTGATGTGCAAGATATGAAAACACCCTATAGTATTATAGTTGCACTTCAACGCTTTGTAAATGCAGTGCGTGATTTAACTTTACCGAGTTATGTTAACACAGCTATTCAAATAGGATTTTCAAGTGGACTATTAAGTGATATGGAGTGCATTTTAACAGAGTTGATTGTACAATTTAAGTTTGATGGGTTATCATTATATGAAAAGACACCTGAGCTTATTGCTGAGTGTGAATATGATATATATATACCTAAAAAACTAGTTAAACCTTATCCGCACCAAATGACTGCTTCAGATATACTATTAACTAAAACCAATTATAGTAATGGTTGTCTTGTTTTTAATACAGTGCAAACTAATGCTGGCAAAACCAGTGGTATTGTTGCAATTGTAGCTGCGCTTAAATTTATGCGTGGATATGGAATAAATAAAGTGCTTATTGCAACTTGCCCTGTACGGGCAGTTCTAGCTAAGATGGCAAATTTTCTATATCATTGTGATGATATGCCTTTTGGCATTGCAACTATTCGCAATAATCGTGAAGGTAATAAAGAATTGAAAATTTCATATGGTTACTCTTGTAAAGGGCGATCAGAAAATTGCATTGCACTTATTTGTGATTCAGAAACTGCATTATGGCTATTAACAAAGGGTGATGGTACTGACACTATTTTTAGCACTGCTAGTTCTATTGCAGAAAAATATATTTTATTCCAAGATGAGGTTACCTTTGGAGCTGACTATACTACTGCATCCACACATCTAGATGTCAATATTGATATTGATATTGATATTGATATTGATATTGATATTGATATTAATAAGATTCCTGCAGCATTAAAATATAATATGCAAATTATCGCAGCTGCTCCTAAAATTGCATATCTATGCAGTGCCACATTAAGTGATGTTGAATTAAATAGTATTATATCAGGGCGATTTAAATGCAAGTATCCAAATGCAAATATTGTAAACATTTCAAGCAATACAATTTACGGTTGCAGTAATATTATGACAAATTCCAGTATTGCAGTAATGCCATATAATGGATGCACTACATTAGAGTCACTAAAGTTAGTATTAGAACGTATTGAAAGTAAACCATTTTATGGAAAATTCAATAATCCGCTATCATTAATGCGATTAATAGATGCATTGAATAGCTGTTCCGCAGCTAAACCAATATTAGATAAATTGCCAAACTTAAGTGTATTCTTTGCAGATGTAGATAATTTGGTTGCAGATAATGTGAGAATGGTTGCTATGGATATTTTGCATATAATTGCAAAATTTAGTTATGGTTTAAGTTCAAGTTCAAGTTCAAGTTCAAGTTCTAATAGTGTTGAAGTTGATAATACGATTGCCAATGAAATAGTTAATCACATATGTAAACAGGTGCAGCTCCAGAAACACATTGTTGACTATAGTAAACTGGGTACTAGTGATGCATACAGATATCCAACCATGAATTTAGTTGCGGCTATTGATCCTGAGCAATTTGCCTTATTAAACTTTAGTCAATTAATTGCAGATATTAAGAAACGCTGTAAATCAGCATCACCAATGGCAGCAATAATAGCAGACTATGAAAAACGGTTTGCAGCTTGGGAAGATAGTCGTGCAGCACTTGAAAAACAAAAAGGAACTGCAGATGAGATGACGCGCCAATTATCTGAGCATGACGAATGTATGCCATCAATTGAGTTTCCAAAAGATTTGCAAATTAATACAAGTGGTCATATTAAAAAATATAGTGGCGGTGCTAGTGGTACTAGTAGTAGCAAAATAGTATCTAAGCGCGTGCGTGCCCCATTATCATTGGGAAATATTGATTTTGACAGTATGAATGTATCTGATGATTTGCAAGTTTTGCTGTGCGCAGGTGTTGGTATATTTGTTGGAAAAGAAAAGAGTATGGTAAATGATGTGTATCTAGATACTGTACTAGAGCTTGCAAGTCAAGGACGCTTAGAATATTTGATTGCTGATAGTTCTATTGTATATGGTACTGATTATCCTATTGGTGGTATTTTCATAACTGAGGAATTTAGTAATGTCCATAGTTTAAACACCATTTATCAATTAATTAGTAGGGCTGGACGTGGTCGCAATTCATTGTTTGCAAATATTTATATGGCTGATTCATGTGTAGATAAAATATTGGAAAGTGTTCGAGCTACATCAGATATTGTAATACATGATATTGAAAAGCAAAATATGATAAATTGTTTAACGTTAATAGATTGAGTCCAAACTTTTTAGATTTATAATGCATCATTTTAAATCTTCAAGGGTGTAAAGGATATTAGGCATATCCTCAATTAAATGAGGCGGTTTTTATTTTTTTATTTTTTTTTAAATTAATTATTAAAAAAAATATTTCTAGTCTAATACAAGCCATAAAATAATATAATTCAACATGCAATATTTATCAATACAAATATTCACCAATATTTACCAATAATATAACTAGGTAATGGTGTATAGAAATTTACAAATAATAATACATACAAACTGGAATTACTAGGCAAACACTTCTTCTAAATGTTTGCAAGTTTAAGTTTCTTCACTGTGCGTTGCCATTTGCGGAAAGCTCTCTCCGCTAATGGCGTAGCAAGTCTTTGCGCCTCATGGTTCTCACGGGCATCTTGTACTGTTGCAATCAATTCTTCTGTACGATTTTCAAGAATTGCAGACAGAGATGTGACGGCAAACTGCGACGGCAGAATGCGACGGAAACTGGGACGTGCGACACCAGTAGGAACAGCTGCAAAAGTATAATAAGCTGCAGGAGCCGCGTCAAGAGCCGCGTCAAGAGTCACAGGAGCCTCATCCACGTCAATAGCCGCAATAGCCACGTCACTAGCCGCATAAAGAGTCGCATCAGCAGCCACAGAAACCATACGAGTTGCGGCTCTTGTCGCGGCAGCCATACGAGCCTCAAGAGCCGCAGAAACCATACGAGCCGCACGAACCTCAGCCGTAACAGCCTCAACAACCGAAGAAACAAGAGCCGTAGGAGCCACGTCAGGAGCCTCGACATGAGCCGTAGGAGCCACGTCAGGAGCCTCGACATGAGCCGCACGAGCCTCAGCCGCACGAGCTTCAGCCACAAGAGCCTCAGCCGCACGAGCTTCAGCCACAAGAGCCTCGGCCGCACGAGCTTCAGCCGCAAGAGCCACGG